TCCCCAGGTAATCTTGCCATCAGATACCTTTAGGACCACTTCACCATACCTCAACTGGTTTAATTCTGCTGATTGTTTACGGATTTCTGATATTATCTGTTCAGACAAAGGTGTCTGCTTCAACCCTTAGGCCCTCCTCACAAAATATGTATTAGCCAGGCGTTAGCCTGGCTTTTGTTGGTTATTCTAATTCTTCCCGTATCTCAAAATCATCAAGATCGCTTTCTCTAACATTGCCTCGTGTTGGTTCATCTACCATATGCCAACTAATTTCTTGTATTTCGCATACAGGTTTATCTTCATCATCAACGAGACTTAGTGGTAAATTAGCATTAAACAGCTTTTCTTTCGCCTCTTCCTCGCTTTCGGCTTTAATGCAAAAACTAATTCTAGCAACAACGCTTACCTGACCATAAAATTCTTTCAGGTTATCATTGGCGCTAATTTCTTCCTCAACTTTTACCTGGCTTAGATGATCAACATACAAACAATCACCTTCTTGCAGGTCTAAAACTACTTCCTGATCAGGATTAAGGTTGTGCTCAACAGCACCGGCGCTTAGCTGCATATAAGTGTCAAGCTGGTTTTTAAAAGTCACTTTCACTTACCATACCTCCCTTGTTATTAGTCACATCCTCCACCACCGTCACCGTCAAACCAACTATCGCCATTACTATCTGAGCCACTAAAGAGGTCGAAGAACATCCACGATGAATCAGATCCGCTACTACCTTTTGACTTTGATTTTCTGGAACTGCGGACTACACATATGACAACCAAAAGTATCACCAAAACCACTACTATCCAAAGCATATATTAATCACCTTCTTTTTTCTTAAACTTTCTCCGCTGCTCCTCGTATTTCTTATTCATGCTGGAAATAAGTAATTCGTTAGCATATAATCCATTCTTGCAATGCGGGCAACAAGGAATCATCTTGCCGCCCCTATAAATCAATTCCAGTTTTCTTATTGCGACTAAATGCGGCTCCCAGTCTATTATTTTCTTTCGCTGCTCCAAGAGATATTTAACCTCTTCACTCAACTGATCATAGTGAGTTGCTATACTCAACAGGGCATCGTAAGGATCTACAATCGCACCGCACTCCTGACAGATTACTTCCCTGTTGGTGGTGTCAATCTCAAATTTGCGGTTACGACATTGGCATGTTTTACGCTTAGCCCGGTTGATTATAAGCGTTGATATTGGAATAATTTTGTCTGGTAGTTTATCGCTCATGTCTACCTCCGGTTCCTCACCCTCGACGCCTTAGCCATCTGTTTCTTATGCTTCTTCTTTCTGTCCGACTTCTCAGCCTTTTCTCTAGGCATTCTCTTCGTAGTAGCTTGTAATGGGTTAGACTTTACTGCCTTCTTTTCCTCTGGCCTAAAATCCACACCAACGGCACCATGAGTGCCTTTGCTAAGTCCTGAAAATAAAACGTCTAGATAACTATTCATTTAGTTCTCCCCTTCCGCTTTTTCTTCCCCGGTACATACCCAACTACTTCTGGTACTAGCTTCATAGCTTCAACCATTTTGGCTTCCGCATCCGCTCTGGCACGTAGTCGCTTTGCATCTTTATTTATTGCATATGCTCCCCAGATAGCAACTGCAAGCACGATAGCGCAGCAACCGATATATTTCATGTTGGCCGTAATTATTAGTGCCAACACGTCATAGTTAATTTTCATCATTACCCACCTGCCTTTTCCTCTGCCCGCTCCAAAGATTTCTCCTAATCCTGCTCCGGTGGTTGCGATATTTCTTATCACTCCGAACTACTCCGCCCGCGTAACTAAACTCGGCTTTGCGCCACAAGGGTAAATCTTCTCTAAATATAAGATTGATTAGTACGTCCCTTCTCCTGCAAAATTCTTTGTAGGTCATGCAAAACAAGGTATAAGGCAAACTAAAACCTCCAATCAAAACTTCATAACCATCTGTCAGTCACTCTTGAATTAACAAACTCATCAGGCACCTTTTCTCTTTTTCTGTTGCCCAGTCTCTTTCAGTCTCTGAATAACGCTGTCCATATGCTTGGCAACTGCTGACTGAGCAATTAAACGATCATCCTCGCCCTCTGCCTTATCTCCCATTAGTCCAACGAACTGCGATACTTTAAGCCCTAAGGCCTCTTGTATGTCCTCGTCGGTACCACCTTCACAGACGAGATAGTAGCAGAGGACTGAATCTTCTTGTCCCATGCGGTGTGCCCTGTCCTCGCCCTGACTGTGTATTGCCGGACTCCAATCCAACTCACCGAATACCACGCAATTTGCCGCTTGTAAGTTTAATCCGGCAGCCGCTCTTAGAGAGATTATACATAGATTAGTTAGCCCGCCCATGAAGGCTTCTTCAGACTGTCCTTTTTGTTTCGCAGTTTCCCGGCCGGTGATTTTAACTGGCTTATAGTCCTTTAGATCCTCTGTGTAAATATCATGGACTGCATGGTGATAGGCGAACAACAAGACCTTCTCTCCTGCATCAAGCAACATCTTCACAAAAGCTGCAACATGTCCGGCCTTCGCTATTCCAGTCGCTTGACGTGCTTCACCCTCAATCTCCCGCTTAAGCTGGCCCTTTTCGGTAAATTCCTTGACGGAGTCATATATCTGAGCTTTTTCAATAGCTCCTTGGATTAGTTCTCCGTACTTGCCAGCATCAAAATCTATTGTCTGTACTACCCGGCGCTTAGGCGGAAGTTCTTTTAGTACCTGGTCCTTTGTCCTCCTAAGTAGCAACCCTTCACTTCTCAGGTAGTCACCCAACAATCCAGGGTCTACAACTACTTCTGAGCCGTACCCATGGCACCACTCACGGGTGAACGCCTCCCAATCTCCAAGGCAGTGGTATTCTAAGATGTTCATTACATTCCACATCTCGCCGCCTTTGTTGTAGATTGGGGTTCCCGATAGCCCAATCACATTTTCGCAACTATCAGAAACAAGAGACGCAGCGCTATACTTCTCAGTACCTCTGTGGCGTAGCTCTTGTATTTCATCGAATAAGACTGATTGAAAGCCGTATTCTGGTAAATGGTTTTTCCATCCCCGTAGCAATAAATAATGAATAATATAGATGTTTGCTGCAGGCAGTTTATAAGGCTTTAATCCTTTAATAACATGCACCGTGTCCGGATAACCGTCCTCGAACATATCTGGCATCTTTCCCGATATTGGTGGCAGTTTTACGAACCGCCTTATTTCCTTTTCCCAGTTCTTGATAAGGTGGGGCATGACCACAACCAGTGACGGGTAGGATTTTGTTTCTGAGAGAAAGGCCAGTGCCTGAACTGTTTTACCTAAACCCATATCATCAGCTAATAGAGTGCGCCTATTATGCAAAAGAAAGGCAAGTCCCTCCTGCTGGAATTCTTTTAGTTCGGCCTTAAACTCTGTCCCCGGTATAACCAGTTGAGGCTTTGCCTGTATCTCTTGCCTCTTTGCCACATGCTCAATGGTTTTGTTAATTTCGATATCCCACTTATCTGACTTAATTTCTAGTGGGTATCTGAGCATTAACCAGTTTAAATCTCCGTTTGTGCGTTTGGTTACTTTAAATTTCACTCTTCCCCGAATGTTTGTTTTACACCCAGGGAAGATTCTCTTTGCAAACTCGATGACATAGGGATCGGCTTCTATGAGCCAGTAGTCACCTTGTCTATCAAGAGTTCCGAAGGTTTGACCTGATTGTTCTGACTGCATCAAGTAAGCTGGTATCATAGGGCTATCCCCCATAATTTATTTAATCCGAACGAGCAACATTGTTTTCCGTTAATTTCTTTTGGAATATCAAGGTTGCGCTCAACCACCAAAATAATAGCTGTTATTTCAGAGAAGGCCGCATATCTCTTGAGTTGCTCAACAACTTGTCTGGTATACGGCTTCCCCTTCTTTACTTCTATGCCAATGCCACCGTCAACCAAGAAGTCTATTCTGTTACGCGGGGCCAGTTTATACTCTTTAGAATAAGTTATCCCTGCATCGTCAAGCGCTTTAGCTATAATGTCCTGAAGCAGGTATTCGTCCTTGACTAAGTTAACTCTGATTGATTGTAGGGCTGTTAGGGTTTTGTTGAGCATTTAACCCCTCCCATATAAAAACTTCAGTCCTGGGTCTATTGCGGTCTACTTTCAATTCTGGTATAAGAACAGTGACCATTTCCCCGTTATCGTCTTCCAGGACGCCGGACCTGACCAAAGCATCCATTAAAAATTTTGGTGCATAGTTGTCTGACGGATCCCGTTTTCGTTTAGTTTTAAAGTAGTGAATTACTTGCACTGTAGCCAGTTTATACCTCGTAAATTTAAAGAATAGGACAAGTTTATGGATATCGTCGGTCAGTTCGTCTTTATATTTCCCTCGTTTAGCCCAATGCCAGTTCATCCATTCATTTAGGCTTGGTGGCGGATCCGGTATCTGAATCCATATGCCACCTTGCAATTTCCAGGCATCCCACTGCACCTGCACTGGTGGAAGGGTTACGGGCTTGTCGGCCCGTTTTTCCTTCCCTGCCTTACCAGTTAACCGGTTATATTCCTTAAGGCTTAGATTAAGCCTGGTCATATAGTGTTTGTGGCAGTTTGTCCGTAACAATATCGAGGCATTTCGGACAAATATCGCCTTTTAAATTTGATGGGAGTGAGTTGATTTCATCGCACAAATCAAAGTATCCAATAGCTTCAAGATATATTTCTGCATCCTGCCTAACTATATCTTTCGATCCCTCAGACATCCTATCCCAAGACCTGTCTCCCCGGTTGTAGCTCTCCCAGTATTTCTTGCTTACAAGATCGATGATTTTCTTCTTTTTATCTGGCTTCATTTTTATCTCCTTCTGCACCTTAGACTAAGTCTGGCCATTAACTGCAGCCTTTTTCTCTTTAGCTTTTGCCGAATATTCTTTACTTTCCGTAATCGACAGATCAAAGTGGTGATGGTTGTTTAGAATGTATCTGAGATCCCTTGTAGTATATTGAATCAACGCTCTAAACTGGTGATATATCCTTTGCTCAGCCACGTCCAGGTGTGCATCTCCTGTCCCGGCTCTTATAACTTTTTCAGCTATAGACAGCATTGTGCTTATAAATGGGTTAACCGACTGGTCTGCCGACGTTTTACCCTGAGGTTCCGCTACCTGCCTAAATATTTCTTCTACCCTTACAGTAAGATCGTCCTTAAAGTGCAGCCTGGCTTTGCGTTCTGCAACTAACTCCCCTTTAAGTTGAATCACGGTAGTACTTAAAGAGTCGATCAGTGCATAAATTTCTTTTTCCGCTGACCTTGGCAGGTGTTCTATTTTCTCGAATACCTGCGGTTGCTTGGTCTTTACAAGGTGCCCGATGGTGCCAAATGCTTCTTGCTCCGCTGTAGTTAATTCTCGTCGCTCGGACCTAAGCACCGGTACCGCTGTAGGCTCTAAGTCCTGCACTAGCTCCGTCTTAATGGGTTGCACTCCGGGCTTTTCTATGCCAACGTCCTTACACCAGGCTTTAGCTGTCCTTGCAGTTACTCCCCACTGCTTACCCAGGGCTACAAAAGTAGCTCCTAGTTTTACTGCCTCAAAAACAATACTGTCCTCACTCGGTTTTGGTTTAGCCATATCACACCTCCGATTTTTTATAACCGCCTAAGCGCTCTGCTTCAGCCAACGGGCAAAGCCTTTCAGAACAATATCCTTGTTCTTATCATCTTTTTTCCTTATCAAGCACCGTTGACCAACAACAAAAGCAGCAACTTTCCATAAATCCAGGAGTTTCACATAAATTTTCTACAGCAGGACATATTTTATTACTTACTAAATAGTCAGCAATCCTTCTGCGCTCTGCCTGTATTGCTTCGTTAATTCTCTCTTTTGTTCGTTCTTCTACTTTTATAGCAAGTTCAGCTAAACCTTGACCTATGTTATCCATCATCTACCTCCTAGAAATTAAATACTATTTGCTTGCCCCTTATTTCCTCTCGATACAAAGCCACACTGTGACGTTTTCTAATCTCGTCTTTCCGCTTTGCCAACTCTAAGAGCGGCAAACCTTGTATCCAGGTGTATTTCTCATTTTCAAATCCAGCAGCTTTCCAGAACAATTTCGGATGACGTTCAAGGAGTTCTACCCACTCGATCCGACGTTGGAACGGGCAACAGTAGCACCCAGACCTGGAACGCCACTGATAGAAATCTGGAAGGCCAATACCTGCTGAATCTAAGATTCTGATTATATCTGACCTTACTATTCCCTGCTCTTGAAAAGTGTATTTTGTTTTTACATTGCTAGGCCACTTCCACCCTCGGTTAGATTTCGTTTCATCAGCAGTCAACCCGACGTACATCAGAATATTATCGTTTCCGAGATATTTGGCTAGTGGCTCTATCTTTGTTTTTCGCGTGCACCATCTGGCTTTTGCGCTTGGCAGGAAGTTTCCCCACTTGCCCAACATGCCTTCAAAATCACTGTGTAGGACAGTTATTTTACCTATCACGCTTTCCAGCTTCGGCAGGTAGGCGTATGCTTCGGGAAGTTCTGCCCCGTTGTCAACAAAAACGAATTCAAATTTCCTGTTTGGGTATTTATTTTTAAGATAGATAGCTAAGGCGCTGCTATCCTTGCCTAGACTAAGACTAACAACCTCTCGCACACCCGCACCACTTTAACTGAATTAATCAGCTAAGTGGGATTGGTACCGTATTGACATCCTACGGCAACTAACCGCCATAGATAACCCTAACCATGCTCAGTTTTACGTCTATTTTTCATATGGCGCCCGGCGTAACTCCGGGACTTCGACGGGCATCCGCTCGACAGCGGGTAGTTACCTGTTGGTGATTACCTCAATGCCCGATTTCGACAACCCGTATCAACGGGATAACTGAGTTATGCGAGAGATTGGATTTTTGTTTAATTTCAAGAGTTGCATTGTTAAAACAACTCCTTTTTCCAAAATATTGCTACATAAGCACGAAACATATACACGCATCTTACTTTTACGCACTCGACATTGTATATTTCATACCATACACGCGGTTTATCTCCTGGCTTTTTGTCATACCAGTAGTCTTTTTCTTTGGTTGACCAGCCAAAAATTAAACCCATGCACTTCCCGATGACCAGACGTTTAACGCCTTTCTGTTGGCTGTGTGCTTTTCTCATCCATCTCACCCTTTCGGGACTTGACCGGCTCGGCACCGGTCTGCTATGTATTTTGTTATAGTCCAACAAAACTATCAGTTCTGGTGTCCATAAACCACTCCCGAACTCCTTCAGGAAAGCGGTTGACTTGCTTAGTCTTGCGCTTTGGCTTATGCCTTACAGTTATTCCGGCTTTAAAATCTGACTCCAATATGCCGTTGTCATACCTCCACTTTCTAAGGCATTCTTTGCTTCTGGTGAACCCTGCCTCACGGTAGATTTTATATACTTGCTCGATGGGATGTTTTAGGCTTGCTATACGTTTCTCCTCTTCCGAATACTGGTTTTTGTATTTGCTGTATCCCATCACACAGCCGCCTTTTTGTTTCTCATTCTTCTGGGCATTTCCGGGTCTATCTTGGTGTTAGCCCTTATCCACTGCCTCCGACATAACACACAGAGGAAGTAACCAAAGGACTTGTCCATGCTGACTTGTTCGGTACCGCCGCAACAATGGCATTTCATGAGACAGCCCTCCTGACCTTCTCGACCAGTCTGACAACATCGCTGTACTTCCTAATCCCGTAGCGTTCTATCTCCCGATACAAACAGAACAATACTTTTCCTTTTGCTGTTCTGTTTGCCATCTTACGCTGTACTATTTCCTCAATTTGAAGGCTAACTTTGCCCGGCTCAGAAGTCCCTGCCTCATGGATGGCCTGCACAACCAACTCAATAGGGTTAACTTTGGGTCTAGGCATCCTTAACCACCCTCCTCTTAGGCCAGCTAAACAGTTTTATGACGGGGTTTGTTTCGAGTGCGGCAACCCTGTCGATAAGTCTGAGCATATGCCTTGTATTAATCTTGCTCTCTGAGTTAAGCTTTCTCTCAAGGGCAGATAGTTGAGTTTGTATTCTGAGGTTTTCCTGGGCCTGAGACTCACGGTCAAAAGTGACTATATCTATATGGTCATTTAGGCTATTGGTCAGTATTCTATTGGCAGTTGCAAGAGTTCTTATCTCAGAGCTTAACCTTTCTATTTCTTCTCGGTGGTAGTCATAGGCACCACTCAGCACGGAAAGTCTAGTTTGTAAATTACTTACGTTTTGCTTAAGCTCAGCTATTTCCTGCGCTCTCTTTATTGCGCTTTTTCTGCTCATATTTCTCTTTTCCCCTTTCTCTTCTCGCTGCCCTTATGCAGCTTTTGCAACGTTTCTGGTTGCCGGAAAGTGGTTTATATGGTCTGCCGCAGTCCGGGCAGTTCCTCGTTGGATGATTCGGGAATAAACCGCGTGTACCAGGCATGTCCATCATCCCCGCCGGGCTGTACCCATATTTCCTGATTACTTAGTTCCCAAACATCAAGCTTACTCAGTAACAACGTTCTTAGAATCTGTTCCCCGATAGCTCTTGCTGCCGGTGGCGGTACCGCATTACCGATCCGCTCCCGCCATTTGGCATCTGATTTCCCTGACAATACTACCGGCGAACCATCTGGCATATAGAGTGGAAATCCTTGTAGTGCAAGCAGTTCCCAGGTTGTTAGTGGTCTATGCCAGCTGCCGTCCAAAGCTATTATTATCCAAACCCCAGATTCGGTGTCTTTTGGAATTCTAGGGTCAGACACCGCACAATTGCCGCTGTGGATGTCTGCACCTGTGACTGTCTTTGCCGGGTCCGACCAGTCCTGTACTCCATAACTGCCTGACCTGCATTTACATCCTAACCTTGGGTCAGCTATAGTTAATGCTCCATTGTTCGGCCTCATAGCTCCAGTTACGGTATTGGCTGATTCGTCCCACTTGCTCACCCGATAGATGGCGTGATGTGTGCTGTCCTTAAAGCCTGTTCGCGGGTCACTTATTGCTGGTGCACCACTCCCAAAGCGGGTTCCTGTCACACATGGTCCTGGCTCTGTCCAGTTGACTACTTGATAAACTGCAGGGTGTCTAGTGCCCCTTTCTGATAGTCTTGGGTCTGCAATATTAGCAGCATTAGAACCGTTTACTTTGGCGTTTCCTGTTACGGTCTTAGAAGGTTTATCCCAATCCTGTACCCCGAACGAACCGCCACCCCTTGGGAGATATTCAAGCCTATATTCTTCCGGTGCTATATTCTCAAGATCCCGCCAATCTCCCCCGGCCGGTATAAGTGCCAGACGTACCCATGTTTTCCACTGCAGTTTCGGTAGTCTGTGCATTATCCCGCCTCTTGGGTCTCCTGGCATGGGCAGTGGTCCCAATATTTCGCCTATACTACGAACCTGCAGTTTTGGCGACTGATACACGAAGTTTTGCACCTTGGCCGGGTTTCTGGCTATCAACAGATACCTTTTCCGATGCTGTCCCAGGCCTCCGAGCTCTCCGCAATCATGAAATCCTTCGTGAAAAACATATCCGGCACCACCCAACAGACTTTTCATTTCCTGCAGCAGATCCTTGCCTCTAGTTGTTATTCGCGGCACGTTTTCCAAGAGAATTATGCCTGGCAGGTCATCGGAAAAGGCCTCCAGGGTTAGTTTTAAGCCCCTTATAGTCAACCGGTTAAGCGCTTGGTACTTTTCCGATGCCGCTGATTTGCTGGGTAATAATCCGCTAAACCCTTTGCATGGTGGAGAAGTAATAACCGCGTCTGGAGCTATTCCACCAGCCACTTTCCGTATATCCTTAGGAGTCACTTCCCTCCATCCTTCAGGTGGTTCTTGACCATGGAAAGCGATATAATCTTCCCGGCTAAACAAGTCCATCTGCACCGCTGGGGCTCCGGTAAGTGCTTCAAAGTCTTTGCACGCGTCAGGGTCGCAGTCAATCCCGGCTAGTGTAATAAAGTTTGCCGATACTCCCCGGTATTCTGTTGTCGCCTCTTGGGCTCCCAATGCGAACCCGCCCGAACCGCAAAATAAGTATATGGCTGTATATGTGTGCTCTATCTCCTCACCTCCCACTAGCATCATTACGCTCCTTGTACCAAGCCAACTGCTGTCCTATGCCAAGACCGGCCAAAGGTACGTGATAATTTGCATGATACTTACAAATACCCTGATACTTTTTTCCGGCATGGACGTAAAATTTTTCGTCATCTAAACCAAGCTTTGCAATTTGAGACAACACCATCTCAGACCATTTTGCCCGTTCTTTTGCAGACATATCGTTTAGTGATAAGTCGTAAGGCTCTATAATCCTGTATGGATGCAATAATCCGTGTTTTGCTGATAATATAAGCCACTTGTCATAGTTCTTTTCTGCGTATTGACTCGCCGCTTTAAATAACGGACTGCAGTAAAGGTCTTTTGCCTCTGACGCATTAGCCAGTTTTTTCTTACTGCAGGCGATAAGGCCTATTTTTAAAACTACCAGCATCACGCCGTTCCCCGCATCGGCAACCCACTATCGTCGAAAACCTCTGGCACCCCGGCGTCAGGTTCTACCGCATTGTTTAGCGCATCGTCCCAGCATCTGACGCAGTCATCTGGTTTTTGCGTACAAGTTATTTTTGATTTATATCCATGTTGAACAGGACAATCATTCAAAATAGTATTAATCTCTTCCCTTAGCTCCTTCACTGCATTCAGAGCTACTTTAAGCCTCTCTGTTTTTGTCACCATGACCATCCTTTCTGTTGCTCATCCATGGGCTTATTCTTACCGCCGCTTTCTTCTATCTTCACCTTCCAGAACCACACCTTTACACATTTCCCAGAGGCGAGAGACAGTTCTTTCTCCTATCCTCTCCTGCAATTCCTCAATACCGCAGTTGGTCGTGATGATTGTCGGCTTCATGTCCTCGTATCGGGCATTAATTATCACAAAAAGCCTTTCCCGCACCCACTCAGTGGCCTTTTCTGTTCCCATATCATCCAACACAAGAACAGGTATTGTTTTGACTAACTGCATCAGCTTAGCGCTACCACCTTTAACGTCAGAGCTTATAGAATCCCTAATTTCATCAAGGAGTTCCGGTACCGTAACATAAGCACCGGCATGTCCTTTCTTAATCAACTCCTGCAAGATGGCTATAGCCAAATGCGTTTTACCAGTTCCGACCGGCCCAACAAGCATGATACCTACACTCACATCGGAGTTAAATGACTCAACATAGCTTTTAATCATACTGAAAGGCTTTTTATTCCCCTTGGTAATTTCAAAGCGGTCAAGCGTTCTTTGAAGAAATCTCTTTTTAATCCTTGAACTCTGCAGCAATTCGCCTATTTTTACTTGCCCCTGCCTAGCTAACTCAAATTCACAATGACCATATGAAATACTTAGAGAGCCAAAATGATTAGTTAACTGTCTTACCGCAAGTCCAGGGGAAACACTTTCGCAAAACTCAAGTCCAGTACATTTTTGGCAACCGACTAATGACCTCTCGGCATCGCCAAGTTGAAATTCATCAAACTCCTGCTGTCCGTTATTCGTTGACATGATTATTTCAGCAAACTTTTCCATGGTCATCGGGTAAGTCAATCTCAAAAAATTTTCCATACTCCCCGCTTGTGTAATCTTCTGCTGTCTTTCTTGTGCCTGTCTTTGCCATCTCTGTTTTACGCTTTCCGTCGTTATAGTAACAGCCTCCATGCTTATTCCTCTCCTCTTCCTCAATTCGTTTGACTACCCAGGACAAGATAGCCCGGTAATCATCTTTGTATGTTTTACCTTTCGAGCCTTTATAGTTATCTAGTATTTGAATCATGGATTTTGTTTTTTCTTCTCCATATTCGTCAACTAACTTTTGATGCTCAGCTTCGGTCATTCTCACGAACTCGGCATAATTATTTTTTGGTGGACTTTTTCCTTTGCCCTCTTTTTGTTTTTTATCACCGTTAAGGGAATCAGTAATAGGGTTAAGGGAATCAGTAATAGGGTTAAGGGAATCAGTAATAGGGTTAAGGGAATCAGTAATAGGGTTAAGGGAATCAGCAGGATTAGTTGTATTCTGATTCTGTTCTAGTACTGTACTTGTACTGTTCTTTTCATGTTCTAAAATAGTTTCATCCCTAACCTCTTTAATGGAAGAAACTATTTTTTCCGGTGCAGGTATCTCGCTTGCAGCTTCTTTTATATGTGGGTTTTGGTGCTTTTTCCAGTTAATAATAGCTATATAACTATTGCCATTTACCGTATACCGGACAATGAATCCCTTATTATTTAGCTCCTGCAATAAACTATCTACGTTGCAATCGTCATAGGGAAGTACAGCCGCCTTGATTTTCTTGGGTCTATCCTCAAGGCGTCCCTCCCTATCTGCAATAGTCCAGAGGCCAGCAAATAGCAAGCGACCAAGAGGTTCTATTTCCGCTAATTCGTCATTCAAGAAAAATCCTGGTTTAATATTTCTTGCCCGCGCCATTTGCCTTCCCCCTGTTGTTTTGGTTTAAGCTATTTCCTCAATATCTTTGGGCAGTATCCCGCAAAAACAAAGCTTCTCCGGCTTGCAGTCATATAGCTTCTTCCGTAGTCGCTCAATCCTAAGTCTTAGCCTAGCTTTTTTAAGTTCGTCCAAGCTCCACTACCCCAATCGCTGATTTCATCGCCCCAAGTTGACCATTTATGCTTAATCTGGCGGGCAAACAACTCCAACATCGGCCCACATGGTACCATGCGTTCTGCTATGTCATATTGCTCATCCGGTTTGGCGCTGTGCTTTGTCCTCGGCGCTATTATGGCTCCAGGAATTCCTCTGTCTCGCACCAGCGAGGCACCTTTCCCGCGTGTACAAACCAATAACTCCTCGCTACATGACCTGGTGGTTTTACCACCGCCGATTTGATATACAAGTCGCTTCTTCTTTGCGTCCCATCTAGCCTTCACCCAGGGTATTGCCGTAGAATATCTAAACCCCCACGCCTTCATGACCGGCCATGGATGCGTTTCTTTAATCGGGTGGGTGCTCCACAGCAGCAGGATCGCGTCCTGCGCTGTGATAGATTTTATCCACTCGCCTAAAGCACATATTTCCTCTAAAGACATAGTGTCATAGTGTTTACCCGACTTCCGCTGCTTGCCCTCGTACTGAGGGCTTAATCGTGTTCCCTGGTCATTATAGCGCCAAGGAGGATCCGCAATAATTAGGCGACACTTTTGCATCCTTAATCCTCAGCCTTGGCAGTTTTCGCAGAATCGACAATGCTTTTAATCTCGGATAAGTCGTAAATAATAACCTCAACGTCCCACAATTTAAAATCATCATCTTTAAGATGGTAATTATTCCACTTTATAATTTTTACACTCGGGAACGCTGTTTTTAAAAGTTCGGTTATTTTCTTTCTGTTTACTGGTGTATCAAGTAAAACGTACTCCCGATCACCGCCAACAAAACTAAAATCATAGCCATCGTCAATCATCTGCTGCAGTTTATTTTTGCGCTCCTGCTCCTCGGTGACAGGCTTGCTTGAAAAGATTCTTGCACTGCTAAGACTTAAGTGAAACTTTCCTCTATATCCGAATGAACCAAAGTTATCATCACCTATGTGACTAAAACCCTGTAAATTCCACCAACTATATAACCCGTCGTGCATCTCTCGGAGTAACTCTTTAACTCCAGATACCGAACTGTTATTAGCTAGTTGATGTTCCAACTCTCGTATTCTCACATTGGCTTGCCTAATGCCACCGAACACATCATCAATCCTGTTAGCGGCCTGAGAATTATATTCGAGTATTTTAGCAAATTCCGCTGTATGGCTCTCTATGAGACTTATGAGAGTATTTTTCATTTCAACTGACAACTCATCTTTTGCAAGCCACTCATGAAGCTGTTTAGCGGCAAAGAACATATCTTTTATGGATTTAAGGCAAACAGCCTTATTATCCTCATTCAGCTCAATCATTTCGTCTTTTATTATTTCAACCATTATTTCACCTCCGGGAACTCGTCCCAAGTTCGACCATCCAATTCACGACCTGCTATCTTTTTACCTACCCGCTCAAGGTGACTAATTGGATAGACTTTATGTTCTGGCCCACCATTCACAAGATCAGAGTCATCGGCATTTAATAAGGCAGTTCGACCATGCCCAACTATGCGGGATACCATTCCAACAGTATCCGCGTACTTTGCGAATGTCCAATATCTTCGTATCTCCCTGAACTCACCCAACTGCTTAAAGAAGAACGGAACCCCTGCCGCCACGCACTGATCGCGTAAATATCTTGCCCAATCAGGGTGCAATGGTCTTACTCCTGGCCCAGACTCTCCACCGCAGATAACCCAATCAATTCCTCGTTCTATAGGTCTGCTGTATTCCTCTAGTCTATCCATAAGAGTGGCCTGAATTATTTCTTGCTCATTAGCGGCTTTTCTCCGCAATACGACCGGCCCCAACATCGGCTCTACAGATACAAACCTCACAACTGCCGGTATTTGCAGAAGTATCGGAATCCTTTTATCTGCCTGCTCCTGATTCTCAGTTGTTACGCCAAGCCATACGTTTGGTAAATCACACAAATAATTATTATAAATTTTAAAGCCATCAAAAATCATCTTCATCCGTTCTGGTCTTTTCGTTAAAACTATGAAAGTGTGTTGCTCACATTTTCGCATCCTATTAAATGCGCCATATATGAAATCTCCCGGAACATCATCATGAAAAAGGTCGTTCCACACTGCCCATACAGTAGGCTTCTTGACGATCAGAGGTAAATTACGATTCTGCACCATAAGCCTAATCTGACCGTTAAACCTACCATCTCCGTCTGTCAAACCTTCATACTGAGCTTTAACCTTTTCGTTGGGATTGAATGACCTCATATGGTTTTCTCGCTCCGCCCAGCAATTCAAGCAACCATCACTAACCTTGCTGCAACCTCGAACCAAAGACCAAGCGCGATCCCAGTACATGCCTTTTTCAATGCGTTTAATGTCTGTCACGAAACCTTCACTCCCTCCGGCACTTCCCACTCCCAAAGCTTCTGTTTGCCACGTATCGGTATAGGCTCCGAAATTGCCCTGACATCCTCCAGCACCCAAGCGAATCTACCTAGCGTATAATCACCACATGCTTTTTCTAGCCAGTTTAGCTTTGAAATAAAACTTGCGGTTATTTCTACACAATCAACTAAGCTGCAGATTGCAATAACAGCACCAGCAGGCATACTGCGGTAGTCACTGTACTTAAGGCATATCTTGTCATTTACATAACGTCTTTGATTTAAAGTCAAGGCCCTAAGAGAATCGTTAAGCGGGACAATTTTCTTACTAGCGTGAATAGCCAGTAATCCCCTATACTTAGTTCCCCAACTTCGTGTCTCATAGTGCTTAAGGTCGAGCGTGATTAAATGTGCCCATGGTCCCCAAAGCGTTATCGCTTTCATAAGAAACACCTCACCACCTGACCAATCAGGTACAAAAACGCCACCGCTACAACCACATATCCAGCGACCTTGGAGGGCAGCTTTTCCTCACCCTCCAGCCACTCCTGCACCACAGTAACCATTCGTTCAACCTTAACAACTAACTGCCTAGTTCGGGAGGCTTTCCGATAAGTTAAGACCTGTAAGCGGCAGTTCATTATCGTCAACCTCCTCCCGCTCCGTTTCATCATCCTCTAACCCATGATCCAGTAGTGAGGGTAGTTGATGTTGTTCTATCGCCCGCGCAATTCTCTGCACATCTTCCGACCATAAGCCATGCCTTTTTATAACCCCCACAAAATCTTCGATGCTATGTGAAACTTCATACCACACCGGGTTGCCGTCATCGTCATCGTCCGCCTTTCGGCCACAATGACTTAATTCATGGTCTACGAGTGCAACTTGTTGGTGATATTCGATCGCCTTCCACACCTTAGTATTTATCACTATACAAAAGTCATTTCCGGTCAGGTGCCTTTCTCGCGCAGTCACCTTAATAGCACGTCCCCAAGTGGTTCTGTCTTTGCTACTCCATGGACCATCCCTGAAAAGGTATCTGATATTAGCCTCCACCAGGTGTTTATGATGTGTAGCTATGCACTTTCGCGCAATATGTTCTACCTCGTAAGCGTTTTGAAACTCTATATGTGCCACCTAAATCACCTTCTTGCGGTTTTTGGGTGGTCTAATACTTCTTCCGTCAGCACACAAACCAACACCTCTCCGCCTGACGTTGCGACCGCTTACACAAGAACGTTCACCGTAGTATCCAAAAGCGCAATCTATACAATCAGTTTGCTGTTTGGTCTCGGTTGGTTTTTGAGTTCCAATCGGTCTTTTATTATTTATATTATTTCGAGACATCAAATCACTCCCTCAAATAAACTCTGCTGTCCCTTATCACGCCGCTTAAATTCGTCCCAACTACACGCTGTATAATAGTATCTATCTACCCAACATGCAAAATGCCTGAGTTCTTGTGACGCTCCTTCGTACAGCATCACAAAAGGTTTTACTTTGAGGCTTCGTAGTACCTCAAACCTGTACATATCCTGCTCAAAGGTCGTATTGTAACCACAAAGCATGTAAAATGTCAGTCGGTCAAGGGACATGTACTTCGATAATAATTTAATGCCTTCCCTAACCTGTGTTTCGTTCTCCATCTTGTCCCAAGCAAAATGGATTTGCCCTTTTCTGAGGCGCGTACCATCCTGCTTTGCCTTAAGCCATGCCTTGTATGAGCATGTTTTCAGCTTTGCTATTTTAGCAGCTGCCAAATCAGTAACGTTCCTAATATCTAAACCCTGAGTGAAATCCACCCAACCGCCCCACTGCTCAATATCCCTAAAGTGATCCGTCCAATCGGACCCGGCTAAAATATTTGCGTCCAGCAGCACCACCATGTCACCCAACGGATTAGCTAAATCTCTGATACTGTTCACTGTCCTGACTATCCGTCCTTCTGTCCTTGGTACTACACAATACTCACAATCTGACGGGCAACCTGCTGTTAACCTGCCAAGCCCATAATTAATGCCGTAAAGTGAATAATCCGGTTTAAGCTTTTCTATTTCGGCAGGCAATATGGTTTCCGTATCCCAACCAGGACCACCCACCACAACGTTCTTATACATTTCCTGAGCCCGTTCTGCTATGTGACTGTGCTTCGAGAAGATACAGCTAACATAAGTTACCTCGCCACCTGCATTAATCCTTACCGTGTCGCCAAGTTGCTTATGGTAGGCTGATATTTTCATCAGCGCCAAGTTTGGGATTTTACCGCCTATATCTAAAAGGCCAACTTGCATTTTGCCACCTCTTTTACTAGCTACCGAAAATCTTTATGCTGTTTTATGCGTATACACAGTAAAACGCTTTTCGCATTTATTGCACTCTATTGTTAATAGTCGCTTGTCTTTCTTAACAACGAAAAGCACATACTGCTCAGTTAAACAGTGAGGGCACTTCAATTTTTATCCCTCCTGAGCTACTCCGGTAGCATTTTTAAATCTTCCGTTGGTTCCAAAACAACACCTTGCCTTTCAGCAGTAAGGAGAAGTTGCTTGACTTTCTCCTTATAGCTTGCCTGTCTCTGAGGTAATAGTAAGAAAATAAAACGTATTTAGCACCAGCCATTGAAGCCATTTCTAGATCCTTAGGGCATCTTTCGCCACCGGCCAGGAATATCCGAACCCCTATTTTTATTAGTCTCATGACTTTTCCGATGAGACTAATCTTTGATTCGTTATCAAATAACTGATGAAGCAGTCCGAACATGATGCTGTTGTATGAGTGGAAAGCTTCTAGCTCTTTGCGCTCAGCTATCCTGACCCTGTTGAAATAAGCAACCATTAGCTTGATGTTTAAAAGTGGTATCTTAACTGTAGTACCCTTATCGCTGGAATATATATAAACATGGCTTGCTGTCTTTTGCTGTACCTCGTGCAGCTTGCCAGTTCCTGTTCTAAAAAGTCCACCGGTTTTCAGTTTCTTAGCGATAAGCCTTTTAGCCTTCCTCCGCTCTCTCCGATTGGAGGAACCTGCAAACCTACGAATAGCCGACTTATCCACTTATGGCATCCCTGGCTACTTTTATTAATTCGTTGAACTTAAGCATTTCATCGGGGATGCTGCATAAATCGTTGCTCTGCGTACATTCCCCGTCACATTCTGAACATCTAGCCTCTTTGTGATAATCAATATCTTTCTGTTTGTGAGGAGTTAATCCCAGTTCCAGGAGGTCTTTGATGATGTCTTTTAGCTTCTTAGTCTCTGCCTGTAATCGGTTAATAGTTCCTAGATCATCAGCACCCTGTTCGTGATAACCCTTGATGCCTGCAGTCATTTCCTCGATCCTTTGCTCATTATCACTAACCGTAAGTAAGCACACGTTACAACTGCATCCAAAACATTCCTTAGTTCTTCCCTGATCCATCATTTGGTTACATTCATCAGCATCTTTTTGTTGATTTTTTGTCATAATTTTCAACCTCCAGACCTAGAAAGGAATAATCTCTTCCTTGACCAGCATGTCAGTACATAATTCAAGTTGTTTGCGTAATCTCTCAACCTCTGCCTGCAGACTCTTATTTTCTGCACTAAGCCAACCATTTTTGACTCTCAGTGCACCTATTACTAGTTTTTTGGAAGCCACTAAAGCCGTTAAATTCCTAACTCTAGAGGCATTTACTTCATCGGTAGTTAACGACTTGACTCCACACTCGGAACATTCTCCGCTTAATTCTCCAGCACCACCGCAAATTTCACACTCACATTGATAGACGCGTTTTTCTTCGCTCATACTATCAACTCCAGCTTTTCAGGCAGTCGCGCAATCATATTCGAATCGTGGTCGGTAAAAATTATTCTAATCTCACCGTTTTTAATCTCCGCGCCTATAGTGCAGTTGTTTTCAATAATTATATTGTTTACCGCATTAACAACCTTTTTTAGCTTTTCCTTGGCGGCGTCGGTCTTCCTGTGCTCATCATGGGTATCCTTATTGAACTGCTTAATACTGTCCTTAACCGCTTCAACCAACTCGGCACGGCTAAGTTTTGAATAACCCTTAACCTTGCTTTTTTTGCAGCACCTCCGAAGTTCTGCAGTAGTCCAGTCCTCAACAGCAGGTATATCTATTTTTACTTCCTTCCGTGCTTCCATCCGCTTCCACCGTCCTTTCCCGATATTTCTTAATCTTTCTGTAAACAGTGTTAACCGACACTCCGTAGTGCTTTCCAAGTGCTTCATATGACATGGTTTCCTTGAGTCTCACCATTTCCTCGATAACATCGTCCATTAGGCTGATATTCTTCCCCCTAGGCTTCCGCACTGGTGCTATAAGTTGAAATGATTCTTCCGGCGTTCTATTGGTTAAGATGCAGACAACCAGCGCCAATAACGAACTTCTTCCCTAATTATTAGCTCAGGCATTTTATTCATCATCCTCACATACCAATAACTAGATAAATATTGTTCCAGTTAGGTATAAACCGTCTAATATTAGCTAAAGATAAATAAACCAAGTTAACAATAAGCAGGAGGCTCTATAAATTTGGATTTTTTAGCAAAATGGATAAACCCAATCTTTACTATTCTTACATGGGTTGTGGTATTTGCTTTAATAAAGCCTAAACGAGTATTAGAACTGTTACCCATCGGTATAATTGCAGCAATCCTTCTATTTGCAGTGCAGTTAGTTTTAATTTCATTAAACCTTATTAAATTCAATAAAGGTTGGATTTTAGTTTCCAGCGTTCCGTTATTTAACCCTATTTGGGGTGCTGCTGCTGGAATCATTATTATGAATTACATGAAACAGGATTTTAGTAAAAAGATACCGCTACTGATATTCTTTTCAGCAGTGTCAGAAATTGCTGCATACATTGCTATTGCTGTTGGCAATATGTCTTTTATTGGGCAATATAGCGTGTTTTATGATTACATTTTGTCTTTTGCAATGTTGCTGATATTAACCCAAATCTCAGAAGGTCTTTTTGGTAACCGGATTTATAAAACTCATATTTAGAATATAGGAATATTGTTCCAATGCAGGAGATTAAAAAAATTTATCCAATTGCTTTACTCTCCGCTACGCTTAGTACCCATCGGGCAAGTACCGGCTTTTGCCTAGCAGATTTAGCCCCGTCGCGATAACCCACAAGGTAAATCTGTCTTTCGTGCTGGCCTTTGGGAGGCAGTCTTTTCCTACCCAAAAACCCAGACTTAAACCCCTGATCGTATGGATTTTCCATTACACTGCCTCCCTTGCATATTGCACAAAGTATGTGTATAATTATTCAGTATGTTTATTTAAGCGGCGGGAGTTGACGGCTCCCGTCTTTATTTTTTAGTAGGTCTTATTTCTTCCCGACCTTGCTTTCTTAACTCCCTATTAGCGCAATCCAAACATAACGCAACACTGGCTATTCCTCTGTCAATCGAAAACTTAGCATCTGCAGTTTTGCAGTCAGCACATTTAGTCGTCTTCATTACTCATTACCTCCCAGTTTTTTTTATATCTCACTAAAATACTGACTTGGCTCCCCTGGAACAGGATTTCCCCTGTAGTCTGAATAAGTCAGTGATCGGCATAGTATTAAGCGTTCCCTTGCCCGCGTCAGTGCTACATAGCACAATCTTCTTTCCTCTTCCTCATCCTTGTTGCTTTTGGATGGGAAAACTCCCTGTATAAGACCAAGGATAAAGACTGTGTCGAATTCCAAGCCCTTACTTGCGTGAATGGTCATCAGCTTCACAGCAGGCTTTTCCTCGATGAGCTTCTCCTGAATATCGCGGTATTTCAGAAACTTCAGGAAGCTTTGAACGCTATCACTCTCTCCAAGATTCCGCTTGCCCTGCTCCCAGTTCTCCATGGTGGCTATGGCCTTTTTAATATCATCTACCCTGTTCTGCTGCCCATGACTGGAATATAGTTCAGTTATTCCAAGCACAAGGTCGATACTCTTGAAATACTGACTTGCTTTTATATATTGTCCTTGCTCAACTACCATTTCTATATCTTCAACAATCTTCTTAAAAGGATAGATTGAGCTATTTTCACTACACGTATAAGTAGCTTCATGGAGACTGCAACCATTATCCAAAGCGAATAATTCAATCTCTTGCAGTTCTATTTCACTATATTTCCTTAGCGAGAAATCCAAGCACTTTTTAAATGTGTAGTTATCCTTTTTGTTGTTGATAAATTCCATAAACTCCAGCATCCCGCGAACACCATTTTTCTTAAATGGATCATCACTACCAGAAACTATTTGAGTAGGTATTTTCATACCGTAAAGGTAAAATGCAGCGTTCTCTATTTGCCGATTAGTCCTGGCTAGTATGGCAATGTCCTGAGGTCTGGTGCCTTTGTAAATGAGTTCCTCAATATTTTTGCCGACAATCAGTGCCTCTTGTGCGCTTGACTGAGTTACTAAAATATCAATTTCCGGCCCTTCTTTGTGTGCTATCAGTTTTTTCTCAGTCTGATTTACATTGAAGGATATGAGCCTATTGGCAGCTGCTACAATCGCACCGGTAGACCTATAATTATCTTCCAGCTTGATAACCTCACAACCCGGATATTCTTCCGGGAATCGAAGTATGTAGTCAACCCTGGCTCCGCGCCAGCCATAAATTGCCTGGAAATAATCTCCAACTACAAAATAATTCTTAGGTGCTAACAAGTTAATCATTTGTTTCTGGTCGTCGCTGGTGTCCTGGAACTCATCCACGAAAACATGAGTGTAGTTATTCTGGTATTCCTTTAGAGCTTCTGGATACACTGCCCACAAAATATTTACAATACTTATGAGTTTGTCTAGGTCTACAGCGTTATTCTGTTTTAACCTGTACCCGTACTCTTTAAGGACTCTATCTATTTCATGTTTCCTAATTGGTATTTCTCCGCTCTCGTAACACTCCAAGCATTTTTTAAGCGTTACTTTGCCACCAAATTCCTCAATAATGGTTTTTAAAATGCTCTCCCTGTCCTCTTGGTCGTAAATGGTAAAGTTAGGTTCTAAGCCTACCTTGTGGCCCCACCGACGTAACACTGAAACCGAAAAAGCATGGAAAGTATTACTGAATAGCTTCTTACCCTGCTCCTCACCTATGAGTTTAATGATTAGCTCCTTCATGCCCTTTCCCGCCAATCTCGTAAAGGTTAAGCAAAGCATCTGCCCTGTACCTACCCGGCATTCCTGGTTTAAGTGAGCGACTCTGTGCGTCAGTGTCCGTGTCTTTCCGGTACCGGCCCCGGCTAATGTTAAAATAACCGGGGCATTTGATATTACTGCTGAGCGCTGATTGTCGTTTAAACCGTTAAGGAGTTCCATTTGCATTTTCCTCCGACTCATTGATAAGTCTATTCAGTAGATTGAGATTTTTTTGTTGTGTTGTCATTTCTATTGCCCTCGACTCAATCTGTTCTTTAGGCGACTCCACTTCAATCAGAATCCGCACTGCTGAACCCAAAGGCATACTATTAAGCATAACTTTAATTAATTCAGAAATATCCTTAACCTTTAATGGTGCTGTTGTCGTTTTTCTTAACTCAGAAGCTCCAGAAACCACTCCAACCATATGACTATTTGCAGGATAATCTTTCACCAAAGAAGTTATTCCCTCAATAATAATCTCACGCACTCTGAGCCACCTCACTCACAGGGGCACTCAGATCCCAAACCTTCCAACCTTCAGCCTCGAATTCAAACCCAATTGCTCCTGCCAGAATGATGTTATCCAGTTTGTGCGCTACTTTCCTCAGGCCATCGGTGAACATGTGAAAGTTTTCTTTGTCCAGGTGATTGATATTGTCCATCACCAAGATCCTAAGTTTCGGATTTGCTCGGTCCAGGATGGTGACCATCATTGCCGCTAAAAACACTGTCTGCTGGCCCATGCTCAGAGCATCGAAATTTACTGTATGGCCCTTCTCGTTCACCCATCCGAATTGGAATATTTCCTTGCCGGTGTCGCTCTCGGTCTGGAAGAACGGCGTCTGGTTAAATCCCATTAGCTGCAGGTTACCGCCTATATCTGACCGTATCGGCTCTAAAATTTCCTTGACCAACTCACCCTGTATACCCTTAGGACCTAATGCCTGACTCAGCGATTTTAGCCCAGCGCTCATGTACTCAGCTTTAGTATTTTCGATCATTGACTGCTGCAGGAGAAGGATTGTCTGCCGCGCTTTCTCTTTTTCAGCCACGGACTGATTTAACCCTGCTATCTGCAACCGAATACCCTCAGCCTGCTTCTCCTGCATGTCCACAGGTGCAAAGCTTTCTGCCGGTTCGTTCATCAGACTAATTAACTCTGTTTTGTGCAGGTTAAGCTGATTTGTATACTTTTCAGCCTCGGACAGGACTTTATTTTTATTCCGTTCTAGAGTAGTTATTTTATTCTGCAAATCAGCGTTTAGGTTATTAGCCTTTTGTGCTTGCAGTACAGCTAAATCACGCTTGTCTTCCAGTGCTTCAGATTCTGTTTCCAGGGTTTTTATTTGGGCGTTCAGCCCATCAATCCCTTCAACTTCCTCCGTTAAAGCTGCAATCCTATTTTCACCGTCAGCCTTTTTCTTTTCTGCAAAACTATCTAAGCCTGTCCAATCCTTCGGGCAACTAATCTGTTGGTGTAGGGTGCATTTCCCGGTAAGTTCACCGGTCTTAGCCACTGCATCTTGAATTGTTTTTATCTGTGTCTTAATGACTGTTATTTGACTGTTTGTATCCATCCGCTGAGCGGTTAAGGCTTTAAGCTGTTTCTTTATCTCAGACAGCCTTTTCTTTATTTCTGCCGTCTCAGCCTCGTTATCCACCGGAGGCGTAATCTGCCCCTGCAGTTCCACTATCTGAGTATCTAAGGAGGCAGTATCAGCACTAACAGGTGCTTCCTCTAACTTGCTGATAGTAGACTGCAGTTCGACTATCTTTGAGGTTCTCTTATCTACAGCCTTCTTTTTCTCAATCCCTGTGGAAATCTGTTTTTCTACTGTGATAAGTTGTTGCTGCAGTTCTTCAAGTTCGGTTTTGGCCTGAATAATATTCCGGTCAGTCTCCTCGAGTTCGTTTTTCTTTTCGGCAATCTGCCTGACAGCTCCCTGAGCGTCCTTCTGCTTGCTATTCCAATAGGAAGATTGAGTAGAAGTCCAATCCAGCATTGACTGTAGCCCTGCGTGTATGTCAGCGTCCTGTGGATACTCTGCCATAGCGAGCCCGATAATTTCTTTATTTGCGTTATATCTATCAGGGTTATTGGCCTCTATCTCAGATGTTAAAAGCTGTTCTGTGATGTACTTTTCAACATCTTCCCTGGTCCAAGTATTTGATGTAATCGGACTAAGAGAATAAACGAAATCCCTGCGCTTGGCGTCCGACAACCCAAGAAATTCTGAGAAATCCAACATCACCGGAAAGCTTCCAATCTCGTCAAGAATACGGGCTTTCTTTGCAGTGTCGTTTTTCTCGCCCTTGCCAGGTGATACTAAAATTGACTCGCTGACAGTGACCTTTTTGGCACCAGTCTTGCCATCCTCGGTTTCCTTTTTGGTGAAGGTTCTGCTGAATTTAAAATGGTCTGTCTGCAGCCCCACCGTCATTACTCCGTTGGTTGAAAGCTTGAACGTATCTTCTGCCCGCTTGCCATTCCCAGGCACGTATCCCATTATCGCGGCACCAACAGCCTGCACTCTGGTAGTCTTTCCGCTACCGTTCCTGCCTACAAATATGTCCATGCCTGTTAGTGGTTGCACTCCGGTCTGTCCCTTGACGTTCTTTATTTCGATTTTGTTAATCAAAACATATCACCGCCTAAGGCGTTCAGATCCTGCTCAAACTTATCGTTGCCGTTGCTGAACATGTTATTTCCTGCGTCCTCCGGTTCATCTGACGCGGCTTTATTTAAGTTCTCTTCGTCGTCCACATCAGTATTGATATCATCGGCAGATGCCTCGGCTTTAACGTCGATAACTTCGGCCTTTTGATCTCCGATTACTATCTCTTTACCTTCCTCAGCCTGCCCGGCCATATCTAAGAGTTGATCCTGAGTGAAATCGTGAACGTAGCCTACCAAAGTAACTTTTGCGGTTCGATGATATTCTTTCCCGGCGGCGTTAACATAGGTGATATGTGAAAGTGCCGGATGTTGACCCATCGCCAACCTGGTGGCTATAGTCTGAGCGTTACGCTCACAAAATTGCTTTTTATTAACAAAGGTATCAATGGCCTTAAGTATATCCTTGTGACCAAAGTCAACCCATATACCTAATGCTCCGTCAATCTTATAAAACATGCCGACTTGTTTCTCTTTGTCGGTTAGCATGCTCTCCATGCAGACCCGACCGGCACCGGCACTACCGGTTACTTTTTTAAGTAAATCTTGAATGAAGTACATGTTGATGTCATATAGCAAGGTGGCGGTCGTAATAACCAAATTTCCTATAGGACCGTAGCCAACGGCCATTTTCTTGGCCCAAACTTTGCGGATAGTCCCTGATTCTTCATCAATAATAGGATAAGGATTTACTACAACCTGACCTGTTGGTAAGGTAAGTTTGTCAGGTGTGATGATACTAAGAGAGGTTATTTGATTTGCACGATAAAAGCCTTTTCCAGTGACCATGGCCTTACCCTTGATTACAGCAATGTCTCCGTTAGTCTCGTCAAGGGTAACCGTACCCTTGACTGACCTTAACGTTCCGTTCTGATTTCTCTTAATAAAAACTTCACCGTCACCCAAACAAGCTATATGCTGTTTTCTGAGTGCCGCTATTTCTGTCTGCATATTTTGAAATAAAGCTACGCTCTGCTCTGCTACTGCCATCTATTTACGCCTCCATTTCTCTTAGCTTGATTCGGTTATAAAAACTACTCACAAGCTGGTAAAGCTCTTCCGATACACTATTACACGACTCTTCCCTGCACCTGTCACCGCAATAGTTGCGACTTGCTCCGATGTTTAGTTCGTGCAAATAAATATGCTTCTTGCATGTCCGGCAAATTCCAACTACAGGGTTTGCGTTAGTACCAGCCTTGCCTTCCATGTCCTCCAGCCAGCCTGGCATATTATCACCTCAATCCGTCAAAGCTCCATAATTAAAACCGTTATCGTACGGAAAATTATTGTCACATAAAGCATGAATATTCCAATAAGACCACATATACTGATCTGTTCTGATAGTCCAACCAGTTTCATTCTGATTAAATTTATGTGAGAAGTGATAAACCAAAAGGTCTTTATGGTTGTGCTCCTTCTCTTTAATAGTTATAGTAATCGGAACTATCTCACATTTACGACCGTGCTTGTTGAAATCAGCAGCCGCGTCCTTTGCGTCTTCTAGGTCGCGATATTTTATTATCCTGGCAATATCGTTTTTTGGTAAATTTGAAGGATATTCGATTTTACGATATGTCCCATCCGCGAACTTAATTGCAAAATAATCCTGCTCTGATATTACCAACCCTACCAACCCTACCAACTCCCTAAAACGGTATATGGTCCGCCTCTGATTCACTATTTGACATGCATCCATTCGGGCAAAACTCCATGTCGTCCATGGTGTCTCTCTCAATCAGATTACCCGCTGCATGGTCATATGTTGTGGTGGGCACCCAGGCGTATTGCATTTCGGCCCCGCACATATCACATTTACGCCGCCGCTGTGCTGTCACTAGCCTCAGCCTCCACCGCCCTAATAGCTCTTTCCATGTCCCCGATTATTCCACCTAGGCTTGAAGCCAACCCGGCATCTATCGTCCACAACGTACCATTCTGAAATAGTCTCAATCTGGACATGATTTCCTTTATCTCGTCCAATTGATTTTTCACCCCGCTTTGTGATAGAATATCTTTAGATACTTACTTAGCCCCTCTTGAGGGCTTTTTCTTTTTCCAGATACTCATTAAATCCAGGCATAAAAGCATTCATGCCCGAAAGATTCTTATCCGGCCTGAGTATGGAAACTTTCTTGCCATAGTTTCCTTCGACAACCACACCGCCTTTAACCACAAGGCGTATAAAGCTAGCATGTCTGCGGTCGATGACTTCCACGACCTCGCCCTTGTCCGCAACGATATCGCCGACCTTGGCATACTCAATCCTGACTTTCATGGAAATAGGACCTGCCACTGCTCGTCCACCTCCTCCTCGTCTGTATCCCCGATAAGTAGGCTCCAGTACTCGTCATACTTCTGGATCAAACCCTTTGCACCGTACCTAACGGCCATTAACTTCCAGGCCTCAATCCACCCAACGGCTAAGCCCCTGTAATACTCTCTATCAAGCCAATTAGCTCCGGCCCGATGATACTCTACTACACTAGACCTAATTTTTGCGTCTAGTTTCTCTAGAATCTTTTTATTTCGCCCTCTTCTACCCCTCAGACAAATCACCTCCACTCAAAATAATTTCAAAAGTGTGGCGACGTTCACATTGTTTTTGTGGCGACGCTCACAGACTTATTTTTTATATTGTGATAAATTGTAGTCGTGAGACTACTCTGACTGAGCTTCCCACAGCGCACGATACTCGCTGTAGATTTCTTCTGTGTTGGGTAGCTCGAAGTGATTTGCCGCAGCGTACCATGACCGCACCGAGCCTATTAGTTCGCCGCGATGGACATCGTCCATTGATTCAGATTTTATCTTGGCCCAACTGTCGGCACTTAACATAATGGTGAAATGCAACATATCGAATAATCGTCTGGTTTCAAAATCTAGGGTGTTATTTTCAATCGAATAGCCTGTCCTATCGAATATGCTAGTTTGCACTACTTGCGGTATTTGTGGCAATGTCTGCACCTCCTTTCGCCCTCATAGCTAGAATTTGCAGGTGCTCCCTAGCTAGTGCTTGTCCGACCATTTTTTCAAACCGCCGCCACCTAGCGTTAAGCTCGGGGTCGGTAGCCCTGGCCTTGCGCAAATCTTCCTTAACCTGGGCAAGACCTTTTTCTGAATTGAAAGTTGGTCTCAAATTAGCACCTCCTTTTTAACTGGCAACAGGACCACTATTTACAGCTATTATCCTGATACCAGTAGTGCTACAATTTAATTACATTACTTTTTCTGGTTCGCCACCTCGGTAAAGTATAAATATCGAGTAAGGATACTCAGCCCCGTCAGTGGCGTACTGTATGAATCTAATGACCGGCTTTGTATTAACAATCCAATCATTTGCTTTGCGTTCCAGTTCTGCTGCGGTTTCAGCAGTTATGATTTTAACTATGATGTCAGCTCCCGTGGGGCCGATTAGATGGAGGTGCCAGTTGCGCTGTGGTCGCTATTTAATTTACCCTGTAAAACATGTTGAACGAGAGTGGTAAAAAAAATATCCTCCACTTTCATATTAAAAAAATCTGCAATAGATACCATTAGCTCATCAGAAGTGCGCTTAACATGGCCTTTTTCAATGGATATAATGGTTTGTCGTGTAGTACCTATTGCTTTTGCTAACTCTTCCTGTGTTACATCTTTTGACCGTCTAATCTGACGGAGCCGGTTTCTTAACATTGCCTGTCACCTCCATACCAGTATTGTAGCACATGTTTAACAGTATGTAAAGCATGTAGAACAGATATTTCAGTCTAAACAGCTTTATTTTTTATGTCTTTTGATTTACAATTAGTAAAGCAAGGTTTACAAGGAAGGAGGACGCATTATGAGCCGATTAAGTAAACTATTGCGTGAATTACGGGGAACTACTCCCTTGCGTGATATAGCGGACAGGGCAGAGATTAGTCATACATACTTAAGTCTATTGGAAAAGGGTCACGATCCCCGTAGTGGAAAAGAGATAAAACCATCTGCCGACATCCTGCAAAAATTGTCAAATGTATATAATTACCCATACGAAACACTGCTAAAAGCGGCAGGATACATACCAGAGATAGATAATAATAGAATAGACCTCTTAGATATCTTTGAAGGAAACCCAAATAATATTACGGTAGCCGGAAAACCTATCGCTCCTGACAAGAGGCTAAAAATATTAAAAATACTGGATGAAGAAAAAACAGACAATGTATGTGTTGCCGAAAAAGGAGTTGCATACAATCCTACAGAAGTTAAACAACAAAGAAAAAAAGTAGATCTCAGCGACATGGTCATAGCTGCAGAAGCCGAGGGCTACATAGAAATGACGCCTATCTCCGACGAACTAAGGGAAATACTCGAAAGAATCGTTGGTGACGTGATAGACCAGCGAGAAAGAGAAAGAAATAATAAGACCTAAAATAACTACCCTACACGGTAGTTATAATATTTTTAGGATCATTCGACAAAATACGAGTTTTTGTGACTAAATAACACCTGTGAGGATATTTATATGCACAAAAAAATGCTATTTATCTGGGAAAAAATCAAAGAAGAAAATATAGTAGTAAAACACGACCATATTAAGCACACCAAGGAAGGCTTAATTGGTGTTTACATATACAGGTCCGACGCTGGACCCCTGATTGTTTTAGATAAAAGCCTACTATCTAATACGCGTCAATATAACTGCACCTTAACCCATGAGGTTGCCCACCACTTCACCGGCGCGAGGACGAACTTTCTTTATGCCAGCGTTGGTTATACGACTGAAATAGAAAGATCCCGTGATGAACGCCGAGCGATGAAGTGGGCTGCTAATGCATTAATGCCGAATGCAGAAGTATACGCCGCAATCAAAAGGCACGGCATTAAAAACCCGCAGGAATTAGCAGAATTTTTTGAAGTTACAGCCTCTTTTTGTATGGCGAAGTTGACATTTCTGAAGCAGGAGCTTAGGGAATACGGGATTAGAATAAAGGGAAGGCAGGTGTTTAATCTAGACCTGTGGACTTCAAGTATGTTAGAGCAATAATCAGGAGGAAGGTGCTACCGTGCTTAAGAATTGCTTAAAGACTGTCACCCTTTTAATTATTTTGAGTATGGCTATTTTGCTTACTGGGTGCGGCGAGGAGTCAAGTATAGATACCAAACTAACTCAGGAAAAGTCCATTAAAGAAACCAAGGAACAATCAGCTAAATTTGTTAGGTCATTTATTTTAGTAGACAAAGTGCTATCTAAGCAACAGAAGCAAGTAACCGAAGTTGTTCAAGCCATCGCCTCCGGAAGCGTATCGTCAACAAAAGGGTACCTTCTCTTGCAGCAACTAGAAGAATCCATGACAAAGCTCTACGGTGACATAATAGTCATACCGGTTCCTGGAGATGATAAAAGCCTTAGCGACATCAAAGACGCCTACCAGTACTCTACTATTAGTATTAAGCAATTCGCAAAGGGAGTAATGGCATATATGGACGATAATAAAACAAGTACCCTTGCCGAAGCTCAAAAATCCTTTGAAGACGGTTCAAAGCTAAAACAAATGGCAGTCATATCATTAGCAACAAAAGCCGTAGAATTAAATATAGACATAGGTCAAAATAATTCAGGAGGCGAAAATAATGAACAAAATCAGTAAAAGTAAAATTTCACTTGTTTTAATCCTCTCGCTTTTTATGCTTTTTCTGTCCGGCTGCAGCTCTACCAGCGCACCAAAAGCCGAAATCACTGAAAATATTCAGCAGACATCAGCGCAAACCAAAGACACAGATCAGTCTACTGGCAATGTGCAGATAAATAAATCCACAGGAGAACAACAAGAAGTTAAGTCACCTATTCAACTAATCGAAACACAAGTTACCCGTGTAGTTGATGGTGACACGATCCACGCCATGGTAAACGGCAAAGATGAAGCTATACGGCTCATAGGTGTTGATACCCCAGAGACTGTAAAGCCCAATGCCCCTATTGAACCATATGGCCCGGAAGCGTCGTCCTTTACAAAGGCGCAACTAACAGGCAAAACCATTTGGATTGAAATGGACGTTCAGGAGCGGGACAAGTATGGCAGAATGTTGGCTTATGTTTGGACTGAGCAACCAACCGAAATAAATGATACCGAAATCCAGGCAAAGATGTTCAATGCCAAACTGCTGTTAGATGGCTACGGGCAGTTGTTGACCATTGCGCCGGATGTAAAGTATGTTGACTACTTCACCAAGTACCAGACTGAATCGAGGGAAAACAATAAAGGGCTTTGGGGAATACCAGTTACCCCGGTAGCACCAACAGTAACAAAAGATAATAAAAATGGTAGCAGTATAGTAACTAACACAGATAGTAAATACATGGGCAATTCCAATTCCCATAAACTGCACTTTTCTGACTGTCGTTGGGCAGAAAAAACCAGTCCAGCTAATAGGGTCTACTTTAATACCCGAGAAGAGGCTATAAATGCTGGATACGTGCCATGCAAGGTATGTAATCCCTAATTCAATAAAACAGTTACCCGGTACCGACGCCGGGTATTATTTTTGAGGTGAAAACATGAAGCGCGGAGCAGTTTATATTAGGGTTTCCCACCTAAAGGATGACGGAGTAAGTCCGGAAACGCAAATGGAAAAGGCGCAACTACAAGCAAGTCTATCCTCCATCGACATCGTGAAAGTCTATGAGGACTTGGACATATCAGGCCGATCCGCAACTAAAAGAATAGGCTTTCAGCAACTAATCGAAGACGTAAAGGGCGGTAAATATGATGTTGTCTTAGTCTACCGCCTTGATCGCTTTGCCCGAAACGTCAGGGACTTCCACCACTACGTAGAAATCTTGGAGAAAAATAATTGCAGTCTAATATCTATCAGCCAGAGCATTGACACTGGCTCCCCCACTGGCCGCCTGCTCAGAAATATCCTTATCGACTTTGCCCAGTTTGAATCAGAAATGATTTCCGAGCGTGTTCGTGATAACATGATTCAAAACGCCAGGCGGGGATCCTGGAATGGTGGTCAGAAAGCATATGGCTACGACTGGGACGATGAACAAAAACTATTAGTACCAAACGACAACGCAAAATGGGTACTGCTTATGTTCGAAGAATACGCCTCAAATCCGGGGGCAAATCGCATTCGTAACCTTTTATATCAGAATGCTGTACAAGCCCCCTCTGACGGCAAATGGTGGGCTCCTACAACAATTCGATATATACTTAGGAACTCTGTTTACATCGGTAAAATAGAATACGCCGGTGAGGTTGTGGACGGCAAGCATCAGCCTATTATTTCTCAGGATATTTTCGATCGGGTGCAGCACCTTTTAAGCAAGAACAGCGAAATGGCACCGCGCAGCAGGGATAGTCAGCACCTACTTTCCGGACTTTTAATTTGTCCTTACTGCGGTCGCCATCTCCAAGCTAGATTTAACGGCAAGAAACGAATACGCCGGTATATGTGTTATACCAGGATTAACATGGGAGTTAATGAGTGCAAATGTAAAATACTTGACGCTGATAGTTTGGAAACAGAAATAATTAATACTGTACTTACACTTGGCGATTCATTAGGCTATTTTGAGGATGCCAAACAGTCGCTAAAAGAAGTCGCGACAGCTGCAGCAGAAGAAAAGCCTATTATAGATAAAATGGAAAAAGAAAAAAGGCTTAAGAAAATAAGATCTGCCATGAAAGACTTATTTAAAGATTATTATGAAGAAAAAATTATACCACGGGAGCAATTTATGGAAATCAATAAGCAATATCTTGAGGAAGAAAGTCAGTTAGTAAACTATTTAGAAAAGTTAGATCAGATAGATAACCATTTCGCCGCCCAAGCAGCCGACATAGATCTACTACAAAGACAGCTATCTGCTTTAAGAACAGCTTGGACGCTAATGACCTTCGAGGAAAGGAAAATGTCCCTGAGGGATATTATTAAATCTATTTCGCCATATACTGATTATATTGAAATGGATATATTTTTTAGAAAGATAGAAATAATCCCTCAAAAGAATACTGAAACAACTATGAGCTTTTAAAAGAAAAGCCCTCCTTTAACCAGGAGGGCTTTTCTAATGAGTCGGGATGACATGATTCGAACATGCGACCTCACGGTCCCGAACCGTGCGCTCTAGCCAAGCTGAGCTACATCCCGGGGAATGGTGTCTATCGGGTGCAAATGCTCTACCAAGTCAACCCAATAGACACCTAAAGATCCCTTGTTTTGTGCCGCTTCCGACGGTACTCTTATTATATCATAAATAATTTTCTCTATACCTTCCTTACCTGAACATATTTTAAGACAAAAAAAAATAAACCCTTTCGGGTTATTTCAAGTGCTCCAATTTTTCTTTTATCTCGTTGTATGCCGATCCGTTCTCGCTGTCTGGTTTCATATCCCAGCCACGGTCATAATTTATCTCTTCCACTCCGTCCTTAGTGATCGTCAACTTTGAGATTCTTCCGTCGTCAATGCCCATGTCGCTCGGATTATCAAAAACTTTGCCTGAGAATTTATAGTCGCCATAATGACCGTTAACGTAACTATTTCTCTGTTGCTCAATTATTACCTCATTATTATCAGTAAACACGCTAACTACATTGCCGGCCGCGTTCCCCAGCGTCAGAACGCCGCAAAGTATTAATCCTATAATTTTTGTCGCAGCGGGTACTTGTATGAGCATTATTAATCCCCCTTTTTATTTTTCTTTTGGGCTTTAGCTTCTTCCTTTCGCTCCTCTCGCCAAGCTTCATCCCGTAGCGTTATTTTCCGCTTGCCCTGGATGTAGTCAGTAACCTCCTTCCAGTGCCGGCCGAAATATTCTGAACATTGCGATCGCCGATAACTCCGATCCTTAACCGGCCTTGGTGGCGCTGTCATATGGCAAATAAACGCTGGCAAACTATCAGCACTCGGCAACTCCATCTTGCAAGCAGCAACCCAACGCTTTGGCAGTTGTTCGTATAGCTTTCTAGCCTCCAAGGGGGTTAACTTTTCCGCATGGTCGATGAAAGTTTTCTGGAACTCAGTTTTAAAGAAGTTGAAAAACGGCCCGCCTGCATAAATACCAGCCTTGTATTTTCCAAACTGCTCTGCACTGTGAGCAAGAAAAATCATCTTGTTTCGATACTTCCGGGCCTCCACTCCTATTTCACCGTCCAGGAGTGGCCCAGTACCCTCTAGGCAGTTGTGCGGTTCGTCGATGATTGTATAAAACGGCCTGCGTTTGCTCTGTGGAGTATCCAAACGACTTAAAGTAGCTAACCATATTTTAGCCATCAGGAAACTTGCCACGCGGTTAACTCCGTCCTTGCCAAGCTCAGCTTTGGGTATCCTGAGCCCTACGAAGTACCCACCCTCATCCATCATTTTGCGGAAATCCAAAACAGGCTTGCCATCCTGACCTAACTTTTCCTGCTGTAAAAATATATTTACTAAGGTTCGCTTACCAGCCAGCAAATTAAGCCGGTCTAAAATGGGCTGTACTAAAGTTTTGTCGGAGCCCTTGACGGCTTTTTGCTGTAACTCCCGCAAAACATCAACAACCTCCGACTGCTGCTGAATAGTCTGGTCCTGCAATAACTCCTCTCGGTAAACTGGTGATGATAAAGCCAGCACTACATCTAGCAACCCACGGCGCGGATCTGTCAGCACGCCTTTTCCGACAGGTGATAGAAAGTATTCCATCCTATCTGAAAACTCGCTGCTGGCTAGTTGGTTTATAAACGTATATATGTAGTCAGTCATTCGCTCTGCAGCGTCCAAAGCGGCTAGTTCGTCGCTCTCCCCCTGCATCCCACGCAAAGCAACATCAGTCAGTGTCAAAGGTATCGGCCAGTGCTTGCAGCCAAAATCTAAGTCAAGTATTTTGTGATCAGGTGTATCGCTTGGTAGACTATCCCTGACAGCGTCAATAGCGGCACCATCGGCCATGTCGAAAAGGAATACCGTTCTGTTATTTTTAACACCTTCGACAGCAAGCACAATCCCCCTCCCTGTTTTACCACATCCCATATTTCCGTAGTCAATCTCTGTTTTGCACTCAATATCTGGGTCGCTGATAGGTAACATGGCCTGTCGTGTTACTCCCCTATCTGTAACTTTCCCTAATGGTATACCAACAGTACCGAACAGTTCTGCAGGCAGGGTAATTTCCTGGAGCTTAATCCCGTTGATCTGCGGATAGTCCTCCTGGAGTTCCCGGCCGGGTATTTGTATCAGTTTCCCAGACTCTGCAGTCGATAAAATACTGTAGTTAAATTTCAGCTTTGGCAGTCGCTTGGTCGTCATGGCTTCGATAGCTGCAGCTTTCTTTTTCCGGTTTTTTACCTCCCTTGCTTCAAATTCATTATCCCCTACAAGGTCAGCAAAAGCTCCTGCCAGAGTGCGGGCAGTTGATTCTCTGCTACCTCTATCGTCAGATTGTGCCACTATCCAAAGATAGGTACGCATGGCACCCATCCCACCCTTACGCTTTGTTGCCGATGTTAAATTTTCTATCGCAAACAGCCCTGCCTCCGGGTCTACTTCTTTTTTGGCGTAACGGTTCTCTTGTTTGTCGGATTTGATCATGTCGCCAAGCCCCACCATAACCTCCTGCATCAACTGCCCTGTGCAGGTCAATCCTGAACGTAAATAGCCTCTAGCATCACCGTTCCGTTTCAGCGGTTGCCGTCCGTTCCTGAGCATCTCCCAGGCCTCTTGATAAGTAGCGTTCCAATCAAGGCGGCCCACAGGATCAAAAAATATAAATACTTTTGCCTTGTCGGTGCCGTGCAGGGTCTTAACTGCCTGCAGTAGGGACGGCAAAGGCAGGTTGTTTTTACTGTCAGCAAGTAACGAATACATATCATGCTTACGATAGACTAACTCATATACAGTAGCTTTGTCGGGCTCCCAGGCTTCGCGGCAATCACCGTCAACAGTGATAGTTGACTTATCCCATATGCCACTTAACCTGCGTATCCAACTATCAACACGATCTCCCGGCACTGTCAGGAGGAAATCAATACTGCCCTGGGTGTAGTCAATCTCCCATGTTGCGCGGTCAGACTGCCGGTATCTTAACTTCCATCCGTCCTCAAAATAAAACCTATCCAGAGGTATTTTAAAAGCGTCTGTTATGGATTTAGCTATGTCCTCCGTGTGCCAGTTCCGGGCCGATGTGTCCGGACGGACGCGGATAACCCTATGTGCAGGAGCGACTATCTGGTAATGACTACGGAGGTTAAAACGCTGTTTTTGCTCATTCTCGTACCATTCAGCGTCTATGTAGTCAGTCTGATTATTTTTCGGTACCAGGGCAGTTGACTGAAAAAACTTTTTCAAAAAATCACCTACTTTTTTTAAAAATAGTGTTTGACAAGCGGTAACGCTTAAACGAAAGGGGATTAAACAAATGCTAACAATAGGCATGTATGAAAACGGGATGTTCAACTGGGAAATTGAGTTTGACGATGATTTTCTGGATAATCCATATTTTGCCGCTTCGCTTGACAATCGCTTTACTCACGATGATAGCGGACTTTACTTCAGCGGATCCGAAAAAGAATACCGCGAAGTAATAGAAAAAGCTATTAGGGATTTTGGTAACTAATATGCACGAAATACTTGACAAAATCATGGGAGTTGAAGACGCCTCCAAGCTTTGGGGCCTAGCTCCCAGCACGGTTAAAGACATGTGCGCTGCTGGCAAAGTCACTGCCGTAAAAATCGGGAAAACTTGGGTAATACCCAAAGACCACCCGAATCCAAAAAAATAAGAAGGAGGAATTTTGATGCTTAAACTTATTGGACCCGCCGCTTTTCGTGCAACTACTGTATGCCCCGGCACTATCAAAATTGGTATTTCAGAAGTACCCTGCAGATCTACCATGATAGTAGGGACTGTTTGTAGGATGCCGGACGGCACCCCTTATGCCGACGCTGTTTGTGCTACCTGCGGTTATTACCTTGACAGTACCCCGTCTGAGGACGATCTCAGACGACTGCATATTAGAAGCGTATAGCGGATATCAAAAAAATCCGGTTTGTGGTCAACCGTTAAAACCACAGAAGGAGGAATTTTGATGAAAGATGCAATTTTAACTTTAGTCGTTTATGTGCCATTGCCAGACCGTAAATATAGGAATCATGTTTACTCTGTGGATTGGGCGGGCCACACAGCAACCTGCAAAAGCTCCACGGAAGCCGAAAATGTAATCAGGGAAGAACATTTAAATATTGTCACCAGACAGACGGAAGTTTACTGGGAAGACGATATTTTATCCCACAGAGAGTCAGGCATACGGTCTGCCATGATTCCTTTTTGGAAAGAATGGTAGAATCGTCTATTAATTAACCGCCTACGGGCGGTTTTTATTTTACCAGCCCTCGCGCTTCAAAGACTGCAGTTCTTTTACTTTCTTCTGGATTTTCTTTTTATCGGCGTCAGACTTAGGCTTTAATCCTTTTAGACAGCTTATAGCATCGTCAATATTTCTGCTCACAGTTATTCCTCCCTCTCTTTTAAAATGTGTATAATACACGCTCATCCTGCGCAAAATATAATCAAACACAAAAAGGAGTGCTGGAAATGATAAATCTTAAACACATTAAAACTACTGACGGCATCGTGCCGATTATAAACAGAACTCTTGAAGTATTAACGGGTGACAAAACAAATAAATCGTTCGTTATTGTTGAAACTAAAATTGGTAAATGGATAAGTTTCTTTATGGATGAACTAGATAATGCTCTTTATAGTGGCAGTGATCTGAAAGTTGCTTACCACGATAATCATATTGATGCTATTAAGTTTAGAGCATAGGACGCCGTTTTTATTTTAATGATGCACCAACAACCTGCACCACCACATACAACGCCACCGAAAACAGCACACCCTTCCGGGCCAGAGAAAAGCCAAACATCGAGAAAAGCAACGACACCATAGCGCCCATAAGGCAAAATTCAAACGAATAGTAGTAAAACGCTGTCCCGACTCCAGTAATAACAGTAACCCACCCAGTCAGCTTTTTCAGTCCCATCCCGACCAACCAAGCAGCCATTCCAGGCAATTACGCCACCCCCAGCAGTCCCATAGCGAGAGGCATAACGCTGAGCGCCCCCTTGATCTGGTAGAAGAAAAATGGGATAATAAACACCCCGATGTAACCAAGCATGGCATACTTGATTTTGTCCTTGCCTCCGGGATTGCCGATTATAATTTCAATTAATCCCCAAATAGCCATGCCGATACCGACAGGTAAAGCTAACTCCTGCAACATCGAGATAACGGGCTGCAATGCCGGAGCAATGCCGATGTAGGCCGTATTTGCGACTGGTACTGCCTGATTTGCTACGCTGTACTGCCCTGTCATGGCTGAGATTGGAGCAGTAGCCAGGAGGTTTATGCCTGTAGTCAAAGGTAGTATGTGGCGCTTGGCAGCCTCACGAATGCGGGCCAGTCTGTCGCGCAAAGTTTCGGTTTTTGGTTGTGGTTTGGTAACTGCTACCGGGGATGATTCGGGTCTGACTTGGATATTGGTTGATTTTTTAACTTTGGTCTGCCATGTAAAAGCTTCGTTTTTAACTGGTTTTTCTGCTGACTGTCTATAATTTAATGGTTTGCCGTTGATTTTTATGATCATTCGATAACCACCTTTCAAAATGTTAAACCGTTCTGTTTAATATGTGTTACAATTTTATGTCTTATTGCTTGTCCACTATTCCAATAAAAATAGAGCCTACCGAAGGTAATTTATTCCTCAATAGGTTCTACATAAAATAAATCGTCTGTATTGCATCCCGTAGCCCTTGCCAGCAGGACGGCAGCAGTTACAGTAGGCTCGTGGTGACCGTTCGCTATTTGGCTTATGTATGCCCTGTTAATGCCTGTTTCCAGTGCTAATTGTGCCTGAGTTTTGCCGGATAACCGCATTGCATCCTTTATGTTATTTCTTAGGCGTATTGTCTTTTTTGTCGCTGGTTTGTCAGGTTCCTTATCCCGGTTATACGGCTTCAACCAGTCATCAATTATTTGCTGGATAAATAGCTTTTCGGTCAGTCCTAGATCTATTTTTCGCGCTTTGGCGTATATGGTACATAAAATCTCTGCCATGTCCGAAGGCAGGTCTAATTGTCTAAACATTAAAATCACCCCTTTGTTATGTATATTCAACATTGACTCGGGAAATAATACTGCCAGAGGTGATTGTTTTGTTATCAGTATTAAAAACATCAAAACTTATAGGCAAGGAATACGACCGCGACAGCTACGACATCAACAGAGCTGCCAAGGATATAGCCACTAAAACCCTTAAAAAAGGTACCCAAACAAAAAAACCCTCTTAGTTTAATCTAAGTTGGGGTTTTTTGTTGCCCTCAACGCTGTGTACTGCGTCTCTTGGGTATTCTCCGCATCGCGCACCACATAAGCAGAAGCGAAACGGAACCAGTATAACTTGTTTATTTGGCCTGCCGCACTTCACAACGGATTGGTACAGCAGGCACTCATCAAGTTTTTAAATTAATGTCCTCCCCTGGTACGCATTATTAAGAGGCGCGGGAGGATCTGTTAGGCCTATTATAGTCAAAGATAATAAATTAGTCAATGGGACGCCAAAACCCCGTCAACCCTATGTACATAATACCAAGCATAGCTGGGCTTCGGTTTGACGAGGTACCGGACATGTCTGCCAACATGCTTATTTTACTCTTATTTCGGATATATTTCAATAGTGCCGGAAATGCCCTACTGCTTTTTTGCGTTACTCTTAACTTCGTTAATGCGTTACTCAAAAGCTATTCCCTAATAGATTGAAATATGCTAGTTTTGAGTAAAATAATCTGATGGGAAGTTTAGGTAGTGCTGTATGGCGAAAAAAAATAAGCACCACCAAAGGAGTGCTATAATATTTTTTTGACTGCCAACCAAAGAGCGTCACAAAGCTTTCCGTCAAGTACGCTCAGGTAAAAATCTTCCCCCAAAGCCCAAAAATAACTTGGCTCACACGGATCGTATTCAACCTTGCCGGAGTTCTGCAGTATCTCAATCATCTGTCCGACGCTCAGTAGAGGAATAGCAGAATTCAGATTGAGATATTTAATATTTTGTTCGGTGACAACAAGAGTTTCACCGTGAGTGCAGTTAAATGTAAAATGCTTTACATAAAAGTCGCCTGCGCGCACTTCCCATAACTCCCGAAGTCTGACCTTCTGCTCTTCAGCTAGTCCCTGCAAATCTTGCGGTTCTAGTCGCTGTTTCATTCGGCACCTCCATGACGTCCCAACCGTTTTCCCATGCCCAGTCCATAGCCTGGTCGCAGGAGTCAAGGGATTTTACGGTTTTTCCGTTTTCAATAGAGACTACTTCCCACTTGCCTCCTTCCAGAATGACTTTTGCTAATTTATCCACTCAATTTCCCTCCCTTCTTATTAAATTCCGCATCACCTCAGAAGCGGTTATTTCCTGTTTTTTCGCTAACTTCTCCAGTTTTTCTATGTCCGACTGAAGAAGTCTGTAGGTCTTGGTAATCAATTTGTCTGCTATTTCCGGTCTCCCGGCTCCCTCGCGCTTTCCGCCCTTGGGCATCAACTCAACTCCTTTCCCCACTCACCAACTAGACAAGTGGGATTTTTATTTATGGTAATTTTCTTTTTCTGTCATGCGGTAGGTACGTCTGACAGATAAGATGTACCATTGACTTGTGCCTGATGCGCCTTGGTGAAGCCAAGTAATCTCCACCAACATCCTTGTTACCGAAAACCTCTTTGTCGTACTTCCAACCATGGCTGAACCATGCGGCCATGCCGTTTGAAGCGTTTTTTCCAACATGAATTTTCATAAGCTGTCTGGCGTACGCTGGTTCAATAGCTTTTGTTCTAACCAGGCAACGCAAAGTTAAAAACATTTTTCTCACTAGAATTCCCCCTAAATTATTTTTTCGTTAGGCCAGGCAACCCGCCCGACCTAACCTTTTTTTGACTATGCTAATAATTCCTTTTCCCAGATACCCTTCCAGAAGTAGTACCACCACGTGCTTTGTCCGTTAGTGTTCCTTTCCTCTGTTTCTGCGTTCGGCACTAACTCCAAAACTGCCACACCATCCGGGAACATTTGCATCCACTCTTCCCTAGTTACCCCGTTTTCCAACTTAACCTGCATCTCAGTATCCGCAAAGTCTGTACTGTCCTGCGGGTAGGTAAAAACCTTGTCTCCGTCGAAGTCAATATCTTCTGACACTTGACGACTGAATCCCGCCTGACGACTCAGTCCGTCTCCTGCTATAATATTGTATTTACATGTTCCTTCAATGAATGGTGCTATCTGTGCGAATAATTTCATTATTTAATCTCCCTTCGGCTCTGTGACCGTTTTGTTTTTTATTTGCTTTCCTTAAATATAATTATAGCAGATCCATAGAATAATGCAATACATAAATCAAAGAAAGTTAAAATATATTTTTTTGCGGAAAATAGTATTTAAGCGATTTTATTTATTTGTGAAAGCAATGAGTCATTTTTATATGCTCATCCATTATATGCATCACTCATTGATCAATAAAATAGCCAATAATATTAAAGGAAACTTTTATGTTTATAACGAAATATCTAAATAAAATATTTTACCAAGGAGGTGACTTTACATTTATCAGAAAATTAAAAAAATTGCAATGTTCCTAAGAAGAATTTCTATTGCATTTATTGGACTCTCTGGACTCATTATTTTTATATATCTTTTAATTACTATTACGCTTTCATTGCAAAATAAAAAGTTAATTCAGGATACAGTGCATATGGGAGTTATCACTTTATTAATAATGATGCTCTCTCTGCCTGGCATTATAAGTCAATTCTATAAAGAAATTTTCAATGAAAAGGGAAGATTCAAGGGCACAATGACATGTCCCTGCTGTGGAAGTAAAGCAGATATTGAAATAGAAGAGGTTAAATAGTATACACAAAAAGGGAAAAGGGACTGTCGCCTATAGTCAGCCCCTTTTTTTATGCTATTTAATTTTGCGTCCTACAAAGAAAAGCATGGCACCTAATGCAACCAGCCCAATAATCGGAACTCCTATACCCTTTCCGCCATAAGCAATACCTATTTTCTTCAACACTTCCCCTCCTTTCCTATTAAATATATATTCTTATAATAGCATGAAGATAAATTAAATCAAATTATGAGAAAGCAAAATATGTTCTATTTTCTAATATTTCAATTCATTATCTACCACTAACTGCTATTATCATTTTATTTCACAAAAAAAAACCAGGCTTTCACCTGGCTAGACTTGATTTAATAATGCCTAAAATCCGATCGACATTGGTTTCCTTGACAAACACGATCGGCTTATCTTGCATGGCCGCTTCCGCTTTCAGCCACCACATAGCCTGATGGCTTATAAAGCGGGTCAGCACAACGAATATATCTGCCTCCGTGGTCAGGGTCTGGAGCTTTGCGTCCACTAAATCCCCGTCATGCCATATAACCAGGCACTCAGCTCCAATCGTTTCCCTCGGCCAACCAACGATCAGGACTGTCTTGCCGCTCAGATCAATGGCGGGTTCCTGGACTTCAATTTTAGTTTCTTCTATTATATCATCTGGTTCTTGGATTATAACTTCAGCCGGAAGCAACCCGGCAAGCCTCTCCACCTCAGCCCGCATTTCTGCAACTAGCCCTTTTAGGGATTTAATTTTCCTTGTATCGTTCGGATCCCGAATAACCTCTGCAGGCCTATTTTTTAAGCGTGCATTCTCCTGCTTAAGTTTCGACACTTGATCGTTTAATGTGGCACTATCCTGCCTCTCCTGCTGCAGTTGCCGTCCTAGCTCCATCGACCGGTTGCGCTGCTTGTCCAGATCGCGCCCAAGTTGACCGATCCGCTCGAAAAGTACACCGGTTTCTCCTGTTTTCTTTTTTATCACCTTCGCTAAGGCTTTGGTTCTCCAAGACTCCAACTCTTCCGGCAGCGGTATATTTAAAGTAAGGTAAGTTACCCGCTCCCGACCATATGAGCGGATCCATTCCTCCATGGGCCACTGCCCGATTGGTGCCCAAACGAATTCCTCTTCTATAATGTATAAGTTGGACGCTCGCCAAAAGGCTAACTTTTGTTCATCGGTGACAATTCGCCTCTCCGCGTCCTTACGCCATGCTGCCACACTGATGGCACCATAGTTCAAAGGTGCCGGAAAACCAAGTTCCAGGTAGGCGACTTCAAACTCCTTGTCGGTCAAATCTTTCATGAGGCTTGACCACTTCTCCAAGGCAAAGCTACAGTAACCAGTCCAAAATTCTTCTGATTTTTCGCGATAACATTCCTTAGTTTTAGCCAGGCCGCGATTATACTCAGCCTCTTCCTCCAAGCTATGGGTGATAGCATAAGGCGTATCCGTGCCACCTATAACCGGCATATCCTCGCTGCCAAGCTTGGTCTTAATGATTTGTTCCTTTGCTCCGTTCGCTATATTGTACATTGTCGTAAATTCCGGCCATTCTTCGATCCCGCATTTTGGGCAACGAACCTTAATGATCTGATATAGACTTTTGTCTAATTGAGCGTCTAAGTCCTCCCAAGTTGTCTGCACGCCATAATCCTGCACCCTGACTGATATGTATATTTTACACTTCTTGCACCTGCGCTCTAAACAGGTAATAGCATGGACGGCTTTATTCATGGTTTGCTCCTTCTTTTTAGTGGATTCCACCAGCAATATTATAACTAGCTGAGTCAGTCTGGAATAACTGTGGCCGCTACTAATTTATTTTGCCCACCAGCACTATGCCGGATCCTAAAGTACTCTCGACATTTAGAGCAGTAGGTAATTTTGTTCTTGGTGCGGTGGGTGGATGTAGGGTAATCCATCTCTCCGCCGCACTGAGGACACAAACCAGCAAGTTTGCGCTGTAGTCTAAGCATCTGCTGTCTCATCCTATACCGACATTGGGTGCTATGGTAAACATGTCTTTTGCTTTTTGGAGCAAAGCTGATACCACAGCCAAGACAATTCCTCATCTCTTCCATTCTTGCATCACTCCCTAACCAGTTTCAATCTACCATGTTATTCTAAAAAGTTCAAGGCATATTTAATTTAAAAATAACCATGTTTAGTTTATTCCTGGTTATCGTCGTCTTTGTTGCTAAACAGCTTGTCTCCAGGGCCACATCTCCGATGCTCTTCCTGGATATCTTCGGTAAGCATATTCACGTAACGCCTAGTCATATCAAGCGTCGAATGGCCCATTATTTTCTGCAAAACAAACACCTGCCCACCGTTGCGTAAAAACATAAGAGCAAAAGTGTGACGGCAAATATGCGGCCTAAACGTTACCTTTAACCCTGCTAAAACTCCGTACTTTCTAAAAGCGTTTCTAATTGCAGCGGTTGAAATACTATCCGAACCTTTAGCAAAAAATATCTTGCTCGTTTCACTTAGGGACTGAATAACAATCCATTGCTCCAATAGCTTCTTTGAATTTTCACCAAAGGGAACTAAACGCTCTTTGTTCCCTTTGCCAACTACCCGTATTAATGACTTAGTGAAATTTATATTGCTAACACAAATACTTAAAGCCTCGGATATACGTAGGCCAGTGTCAACGAGCAGTTGAATAAGCATACTATTTCGTTGTCCAGCAAAATTTTTCTGAGGAATATAAGACAAAATTGCACGTATCTGCTCTTCTGTATAACTATTTATGACTGCATGTCTTGCCTTGAGGTATTTTAACTTTCTAGTCGGGTTGTCCGGTAAAGTTTCAATCACTTCACATAGATACCTAAACAAACCCTTAATCGCTTTAATTGCGTTATTTATAGCTGAAATACTTAGCTTTCCTGGCTTGCCGTCCATTTTCGGACGGTTACGCAGATAGAGCAGGTAATCATATATGACTTGCTGGGTGATTTCTTCAATAGTATGTATCCCTGCATCGTTCAGAAACTTTTTGAATTGTCTGAGCGCAACGCCATACCATTCCAAGCTATGGACGGAGTACCCTTGACTTTCGAGATACACGAATAATTCCTGTATGGATTTCTCTAGATCCATTTAACCCTCCTTGAATTTTGGAAGCGATCCCGATATACTATATTCCGAACCCCTAGCGGTTTCGGTAGTCGCTCAGCGATATGTCTGCCAGGACGGCCTGAGCGACTACGTAATAATTAATTTACCATGCCTCCTTTTTATCTATATCCATGATTTTGAGTATTCCCGGCTCCTGAAAAGCGCAACTAGACCGGTAATTTGTTTAAGTCGCAGCAACTCATCAACGTCCATTCCCAAATGCTTAGCAATCCAGGAATCAGATTTGCCCATTTCAACAAGCTCGGCCACGATATTGCTCATCAAGTCAATGTTATGCGTACCCCTAGCGCGGTTGTGGCGTATTGTTGAAGCCATCCTATCACTGATTGGTTTATCGATCACAGATACAGGCAAACAGCCATTCTCGCGATCATAAATATCCTTATGTTTCAACATAACGCTGTAGCGGTGAAACCCGTCAACAATCTCATATGTATCATCAGACGGATTAAAGTAACAAACTATTGGCATTGTATAGCCATCTTCTTTAATTGAGTCATAAAGAAGTTTCATTTCGGGTGGAGCTACGGCATTAGGATTCCAAGCATTTGCCCTAATATTTTTAATTGGCACGGCAATAACATTGTAAACTGGGCTCTTAAACGCTTTCATTTGAACCATACTCCTTTGCATACTCAGTAAAGCTACCTCTCTTCTTACTCTCCATAAAACCTTCATCAGCTATCATTTCCATTAAATATTTATTCTTCGTTGTCATAGTAACAACGCCTTTAATATCCTTAATTGCACTGTTAAATAGCTGGCGAAAAACACCTTGTTGCCGGTACTTTTCAACGACATAGCAACTACCGATCTGATAATGTGCTTTTGTTTTCTCCCAAAGATAACAAAACCCCACGACCTTTTTTAATTCAAGAGCAGTAATCCACACTTTTCCGTCATCGTCGTATATCTTGTAGCCAATTTCGCGCTCAACGTCACGACGGGCCAGAAACGGCCCCAGTGTGGAGTAAAAGCTTTTGTCCTGGTTTGTTAGTCTAATTATCTTCATGGACGGTACCCCCTACAAATTTCGGTACTTTTCTATCAGCTGTCGTTGCCGCTCTGCCTGGTTCTTGATTTGGGCAAACGACAATCCTTTGCACAGGTGGTCATTTTTAAGGATGCACATGGCCATCCTACGCCAAGTAGGAGCATAGTGTTTGCTTTCAATATCGCCGTCAAGGCTATCTTCTATTTTCCTGTACCTAACGACACGTTTATCCTTATTCCCTCTGGTAGCTATCTTATCCGTTACAACAGCGGAAGGGGGCAGTTTGCTAAAGCATTCACTTGGCAACCCACACCCGTTTCTATTCCAATATCTCATAAAACGGATAAACCGGCTAACATAGTTCTCCCTGGTTTCGGGTGGAAGTGATGCAAGTAAAAGCTTTGTGTAGCTTTTCCACGTATGCCCGGCCGGTAGCTGTACCTGACGATACCCTAATGCCTTAGTACCACAATAAATATTACCAAAGTTTGCCCCGGATACACGATTAACTACCCTGGCCCATGTCTCGGGTTCGATAACCCGGAACAGATTCAGCCCGATCCGTTGGTCATCACCATAGGGCTGGCAAATCCGCATATCGTGGATGCCGACACCGGCCTTGTAAAACAGATCATAGAGTTTGTTATATTCCCACCCGTTTTTACCATTGGCGGTCCAAATATCTTCAGTTCGCCAATCGTAAATTGGATAGCAATTGTAAAGATTCTCGTCTATCTTCGTTGTCCAGTTTATGCCGCTATAAGTCTCTTTACTGTCGCTTACAATTGTTCTGAATCGGTTAAGGCTTTCATCGGAACGTATGCCTACCAGGCAAGCAGTCTTTTCTCCACCAGAAAACCACTTGCCGAACTTCGGAACGAATTCTTCAAATTCCATTCTGTACTGATAGAACGGAAAGAATTCCTGATCTTTTATAACCGGATAGTCAGGAAATTGCCTAATCCATCTATCTTCTAGTCCTGGCTCCCAGCAACACCAGAACGGCTGATAGACTGACACAGCATTGCGCAGATTTAGCGGCAAGCATGCCCAGTATGGTTCTATCAAGTCAGCATTGTCCGTAAGCATGGTATGTATGTAATTTATGGTTTCTTGATACTGACCTTCCAGATCAACAACAAGAACCCCGATTTTATTCGTTATCCCGTTTTTACGCATATAATCAAGGACAAGGTTCAAAACAACCCCGCTGTCCTTGCCGCCGGAAAAGGAAACATACACCTTTTCGAACTCTTCGAAAATAGTTTTGACGCGTTCCAGTGCTGCTTCATACACGTTCTTTTTGAGATACTTTTTCTTACTCACAGCGACATAATCAACTCCTTTAGACGGTCTTTTTTATATTTGACCTTTTCAACCTCCCTCCGGAAACTATTTACAGTATTGCCCTTTTGGGCTAAGTTTTCAGCGATTCTTTCGTCAATACTGTTCGAACAGCGAATATCAATATAGGTTACCTTATTGGTCTGGCCAATCCGGTGATTCCGATCTTCCGACTGCAGTCGTTCGCTGTATTTAAACGAGTTATTATAGAAAATAGTATAATGTGCCTCATTTAAGGTTAGTCCATGCCCGCCGGTCTTGGCGGTACCAACAAAGAATCTATTTCCGGCATGAAATCTAGCTTCTTCGGCGTTACGTTGCTTTTCTGATAACCCACCATGATACAAACTAAACCCCTGGTCGGCAAAATTGGCCTGCAGCATATCGGCGATCTGTTGGATGTCATATGTATATTTTGCCCAAATAATAAATCTTGTGTCACGCGGTACGCTATAGATCGTTTCGAGTAAGGTGCTCACCCGGTCATGCTCAAACCTCATTTTCTGATAATGACCCCGACTAATCCTCCGATTCCAAAACCCGCAGACGATACCCTGCAGAGCAGTGAACAGTCTAAAGATCGGAATAGAATCGTCATCGTCCTCCAGGAGATCGGCAAGGATTTCCTCCTTTGCCCACTCATAATGCTGCCGCTGTTCGTAACTCATACTGAAATACCTAGTTTCGTAAAGTTTCGACGGAAGATCAAGGCATTCCTCCTTAGTAACCTGGTAAATGTAAGGTTTTATTTTCGCGGCCAGGTACTCAACATTGTGAGCACGAACAATCATGCCCGGATACTTTTCCGAATACTCCAGGTGATTCGCCGCGAAAGAGTAAAACGACTCGTAACCCAAAATCTTGGGAGATAAAAAACGCATTTGCGCAAATAGATCAACTACTCCCTGAGACAGCGGAGTACCGGTTAAGATGAGTCGGTACCGTGCGCGTTTGCATAATTCCGTAATCCGCAACGTCCGCATTGAGCGGTGACCCTTGATGTATGACGATTCGTCCAAGATAACCATCGTACTCTCGGTAATAAGCTTATTTACAGTCAAGACCACGCGGGTACTGCTACTCATTGACTCAATCCCTACAACATACCAAGGCACGCTTGGGACGTTGCTCTCATTTGTCCTGTCTCCAAATACGCAAATGTCACTGTCTATACAGTCAGTATGCTTGAGTATCTCCTGTCTGACCGTTTCCTTTAGGCTAACCGGGCAAAACCAGATTACCTTGTCAATTTTGGTTTTGCGTCGGTCAACCAGTTCAATTGACATGCGCGTTTTGCCAGTACCCATGTCGCAGAATAGACCGCCAATACGAGACGGCAGCACTTTCTCAACAGCAGGTACTTGGTGCGGCAACAGTTCGGTTCTAAGATTCACACTTAACATAGACCAGATCAAGTTTGATACGAGGGTGATCTGGTCTAATTAAGCAAAAGCAGGTGACTCCTATTCTTCCGATGTTCTGACAACCGCTAAATTTACCGACGGTTTTGTATTTATCGCAGGTTTTAGCTAAATTGCACTCTTCGTGCGCGTCATAAAGTCCGCCGTCTTCTTTTATGAGCATGACTTACCCCTCCTAATCCCTAAATTCATCTGCAATATTCATATCAATAGGAACCTCCAAGACGGGAGGCTTGCCGATGGCAACCACGCAATCTTTTTCCGCTGGCGGCGCGACAATTACGGTAAGTATGCTCTCCCATGCCTGCCGTGCTAAATCTATTGCCTTCTGCGCACCTGACGAGATCCTAAAGTCATACATTTGTGCGAAGTCCAGTACCTCGGCAAAATGCTCGGGGGGAACCACAACATCGGGTTTGTCATATCGACTACCGTTAATACCCTTTGCAGCACGGTAGAAGTCTTCTTTCTTGCTCCACCGTACCACTAGGTGACCAGCATAACCGCCTGTAGTGCGGCACATAATCCAGCGGGTATGCTCTGGCTCATATGTGCCGTCGATGGCCTTCTGCCGTGTCTCATCGTCAAAGATTCTAACAGGGAACCCAGCAGCAAGCAGTCTGTGCCCTGCCTCAGATGCACGATCTGCCGGAGTGCCGTTGTGCTTCGCTATTTTTCTTCTCCAGCACAGCCCGGTCCAATCCATACTCAATTTTTCCTTTACAATTTCCCGAAAGTCGTCGCGCTTCTCGGGAAAATATATTTCCATGCTTTTTTCAAGTGCTCGGATTTCCGCTACAGTTTCGGTGACGGTGTTTTCAGGCCTGACAGTCGCCTCTATTTTAACAGCGTCGGTAAGCACCTGTGGCGGCTTATCCTTCTGCTGTTTGGCAGTGTTGAGCAGTAGAGTTTCAAGCATCCGCAATGACATATCACGGCGGTCAATCCACCAACTCGCTGACTCGATCTGTTGTAGGTGGTCAAGTCCGGTCATTAGATCAGCGCGTTGCTCATCGGTGATATTTCCATGCAGGAATCCTTCTGCCCGGAGCAATATCTCCTGGCGTATTCGCTCTGCCCAGGCCACTTGTTTTTCAGTTCCATCGAGTGCTGGCAACTCCATTTCTTTCGCTGCCTCGATAGCTTCGGCGGTGGCCTTTTCACGCTGGCGTTCAAGTTCCGCATGGTAACAGGTGTGGCATAACTTGTTTGGTTCGACGTTCTCCAGTCGCCACTCCCGTAGTTTGTGCTTACCAATAAGGTTAACTGTTTCCTCATGCCCGCAAGCACGGGTAACGTTGTATTGGGCCATGCTTGACACCTCCAACGAACTCTAAGATTAAATATCCCCAAACCTTAAGGTCTGCTTAAAATTAATCGGCAGTACAAGGTAGTCATTGCCAGCTCCGCCGCCATTTGATTTGGCAACGCGACGGTATAGACTTCCTTCGGGCCAACTTCTAAACCCACGCGAACTATCAAAAGCACCGCCCCAATTTATTTTGATGAGCATATGCGGGGCTTTATCGCGATCCATTTCCTCAAAGCAGTTAGTGCCTTTCTTGCTCTTAAAGAAACGACCAAACTTAAACCCCATGTTGCCAGAAAAAGAGACATTAAGACTGCCTTGAAGTTCGGTATCGGCTGCATAATCAAATGCTTTTAACAACCTGTCCTCAGTGAAAATTAGAGACAGATTGGGCCTGTACTTGCCGCCGTCGTTAACGAGATACTTTCCGTCATCAAGCTTGAAAGTATTCTTGCCTAAGTGGAGCCCTTTTGACTCCAAAAACAACGGTATGGACAGTTTTAAAATCTGCTCGTAAGCATCCTGAGCGTCCAAATCGACAGGAATGCCATAGCGGTTTAAGTGGCTTATGACGGTTTTTTTGGAGTAATAATGACCGAAAGAATTAGTAAAATAGTGGTGTACTTTACCTGTTCGATATCCTTCATACACCTTTTTGCGAAGCTCTTCAAAGGGTGCCAACTCAACGAACAATCCTTTTGAAACTTCACAAATTTTTTCATATACATCTGTATCATCCAAGTTGAACTCAAAACCGTAATTTTTGAGGATCTGTTCAACACTATCTCTCCCAAATCCTCTTTCTCTGAAGCATTCGTTGATGTAGTAGTGGACTTCTCCGGCTTCAAAACCAGCGAATACCCTGACACATAATTCATCAAAATTCATAATTACCCCTCCCCTATTTTCAATCCCACCACCCCCGCCCGTATCTAAACGGGCAGAGATAGTAGACTAAAGTTTCATAATGGCCTCACGAATCCATAATATTGCCACATCCAGGTTGGTAAAAATAAGTGACTTTTCTCTACCAACTGGAAACTCAGCTTCAATTGCCACATAAAGAGCATTCAGCGCTTTTTTGGTTTCGGGAACTTTTGCCAATTGTTCTTCTGTGGGTTTAATATCTAGATTAATCATATGTATCACCTCCTTAGCTTAATCTTGCGGACTAAAACGGCCAGTCCACAGCGACAATCTGCCTCTCCTTCCAATTGGCGTTGTGTGTTGCTACTACCACCGCCCCAATCTTTGGATCAAAGGTGGCTGCAGCACCGGCAGCGGATCCGTGCGCTTGATGTAGGGCTAAGCCATACCTCCAAATAGGTGCCCGTCCACCGATGACCAACAGGGATCCGCGGGGAATTTCCGGCATGACTGGCAACGGATCTGATGGTGTACAGGGGCCATCTACGCCAATACTCCAAAATACGGGACCTTCTACTGTAATCGGCCTGGTGGGATTGAATTGCTCTGCAAGTTCCCAGCGTGCTCGGGCATCGGCAACGCTCTGTTTAAATCTGTCTGTGGGATTCGGGATGTTCAAAAACCCTTCCACGATAGCATCCCAGACATGGTATCCAAGAGTAAAACCGGCAGGCATTTTTGGGTATTCGTCTTGCTCCGAGACTACGCCCATGACAAATATGCTGTCCTCCTCCACATTATCCGCGACAATGTGGGCATAGCGCAGATTGTTGGCACTGCTGTGAGTAGACATATGCTTAATTAAGACAATGCCATCACACAGGGAAACGCCACCTTCGGTATAGCTCCACTTTCCGTTCTTGTGGTATTGTCCTTCCCAATTGATGTAGTCGATTTTCTCTACAGCAGGTTGTCCGTTCAACTTCAGTACTGCGACAACAGCAGTTCCGTCAGCGTCGTTTACGCTTAATTTCATAACTATTCCTCCTTTTTATTTTTTCCTGGCAGGGCTTTTTCGGCTAACCCCAAGCCTGGGAAAACTAAAAGACCGACTCTGCTGCTGTTTTGCCGTCCGGGTAGTAGAAAATCAAGCGTTTCTCACTGTTCGGGCACTGCTTTTTCAAACGCTTCCAGTCCTCCTGACACGTGATATTCCAATGGATCAGGCGGATGTGGCCTCCATCGTTGTACCCTGCGACAGCGTGGACTTTGACTACATTAACAAGCATTTCTTGAAAGGTAAGTTCCTTCGTAAGAAAGTAAAACTGTCCGGATACCTGATATTCTTGGCATAATTCTCCCTGATAGTTGAAATCAATACCGTCCTTGTGGACATATGCCTGGTATGCGCTGGTTTCCTCGATGAAATCACAATGGAAGTAGGGCGACAGGTTTGGACTGTCATTCCATTCTGTACGATTAAATCCACAGGAAAACTGGAATCCTGTAGCTTTTGGGTATTCTTTTAAAATGGCATCTATGACCATTTTTTTCTGCCAATCTTGACTGATTTGCGCTGTTAACATTTCTATTCCTCCTATATATTTATTTTAGATTAGGCCAGGCAACCCGCCCGACCTAACTTTTTTGCGTTCTACCAGGTGTGGTTCCAGGATTTCTTTACTCTACCGTCTGGCATTGCGTGCTCATAATGGTTATCCCAGGAGCATTCTTCCCGTGGGTCACAGCATGGGGCACTCCAACTACTCAACAATACGGGCTTACCAGTTTCTCTAGCTTGGTCAAATTTCTCTTGACGTTCAGCGTATTTCTTCCGAATAGCCTCTGTTTTTGCCTCAATCATCGGACTTGCATATAAAGCGGCCTGCGGGTAGGTGAACTCTTCGCCCAGTGCTTCAACGGCTTTAAGGTCTACATGACAACCCCAACCGCTAACATAATTTGCAATCCCTAAACCCATTAGAACCTCTGCTGCCTGCCCAGTAGCAAAGTGACCACTCAGATGCTCGCCGTCATGATATTTCAGGTGGATGGCTTTTTCTCCAGCAAGGATAGCCTGTTTCTCTGCTTCTTTCTCCGCCAGTTCCCTGGCTTTTAGTTCAGCCTTCTCCTGTTCCCGACGTTGCAATTCTGCAATGATTTCCGGCTTTGCTGCTACGAGCATGTCGCGTGTTTTCTGAGAAAGCTTCTTTGCGTTCGGAACCCTGATTTGACCTTCAATGTGTAGCGTGATGTTGTATTTTTTGATTAATTCAGTTGCTGTCATTTTCATTTTTATATCCCCTTTCTTTTTTTTAACCCTTGAACTGGACCGGGATTTCTCCCGGCGACCGGCCTTCTCGGTCATGCCTTAGCGGGTTCTTGAATAATATCATACGAGTATCTGTCACTTAAATACCTTAGTAGCGCGGCATCCCTTGCATTGCCGTTATGCCTATTTACTGCAATACCCCTTGTTTCCTCGTATTCTTCAATGTGTCGTTTGGCTTCCGATGGAGATACGAAGCCTTCGTTTGCTGTCGCAGTCATTTGAGCGCTTTCCGGGGTTAGGTAAATGCAGCATTGTTCTGGACTTTCGCAATGGTGCATCCAGTAACCACCTGACTCACAAAGATACACTTTTCTGCAACCGTCCATGTAATAAATTCTGTATGCTTTCATATTTCCAAACCTCCATTTTAAATTTTATTTCCAAACCTCACCTTTTCAGGAGAACGATCTTGGTCAAGGACCTGAGTAAGGAATTAAACCCCTACAACATCGACAATCCTTCTCTCATCAAGTCGTTTGCTTCGCCTAGATCGGCGATTAATTCCTCTATGTATTCGCTTAACTGTTTTTTGGTCATCTTTCTCATCCCTGATTCTGTCCTGTGGTTCCAGATGATGTTTAGCTTATTTGCTTTGTGCCAGTATTCGTGCCTTCCATCTAGTTCCTTTTCTCTTAGTACTGCCTGTATTGCAAATATTTCTTTTTCCGTTACGTTTCTGAATAATGCTCTAATTTCTTTGACCTCTGCAATTAATTCATTTTTGGTCATTGCCATGACCTCCTCTGTACTAGCTAGACATAATTTCTACATACAGGTCGACTACCTTAATCTCTAGTTTCTTGTCACCAATATGTCTGGCGGTCAATACGAGCTGCTTCGCGCGACCTTCCAAAAACAACTTTGATGATGTTCCACTCTTGAATTCTGATTCAATTTCCTGCAGTTGTTGCTGAATAAAGTTTTGCATCCGTTTCGACCTCCTTTGATTTCTGTCTACACCCTTATTTTACACTAATCTATGAAATCTGTCAACACCATAATCAAAGATTTTTTAAAATTGGGCAAAATAAAAAGCCCCGAAGTTTCAATCCTCCAGAGCTTTTCGCCGTACGTATTCACTAGCCGATATTCCTTTTTCTTTAGCTTTTCGCTTAACTTTTTCCCAATCATCGTCAAGAAATTTAATGTGATGGGAGCTGTATTTTTCCTCTGATGGCTTTGGCGGTCGCCCAGATCCCGTCCTGGCCCCACCGCGCGGGGAACACATAAGCATAGAATCACTCCTTTCATGATAATAGTATACACCATAATCATAAAAGATACAAATAATGATTTTCTAGACTCTACTTGATGAGCTTTTTTATTTGGTCAGAACAAGATAAGTAATTTATTGACAAGACAATCCCATTAGTGGTAAGATAGCCAAGTCACTCTTTGAAAGGAGGTGGATATAGTTGACTAAAGAATTGATTGATGAGATTTTGGAGAGCATTGGGTTAGAGGAACTTAGCCAAGGAGAGCTTTGTTGAACAAATGTTTCCGTACTGAAAAGGCCGTCCTCCCCTGGTACGCTTCACATGATCACGACATGCGTCGAGAGGCGCGGGAGGATCTGTTGGCTATATCATACCATTTTAGCATCAAGGTCACAACTCCCTGCTGAAAGTAGTTTTGAGGAAAATAACTTAGTGGTAAGTTTAGAAGTGATAACCTAGCTATTCGCCCGGCCTTTCCCCATACGCTCTCTACTAACCATGTCCCTCCGCTTTTCCTAGCCTTCAACATATTTCATAAAAAGTTTTCCAAAATAAATATTTTCTGATATAGTTTTAATAAGGGAGGTTGGTGATATTGGCAACGAAATACACATCTGAGCGGATAGCTAAAATGGTTGCAACAAGGAGGGAGCGCGGAAGTTATAAGTGCACCGAAGAAACAAAAGAGAAGCTAAGGAATGCCAGGAAAGGTAAGATCGGAAAGCCTTCCCCCATCCTCGGCAGAAAATACACCCTACAGCATCGGGAACGTATTGCCGCAGGTCATAGGGGGATAGAGAAATCTGAGGAAACAAGAATTAAAATAGCACATAGGCCAAATCCGGCCATCGGGGACCGGCATCCGCACGCCATACTGACCAAAGAGCAGGTAGAAGAAATATTTACTACATATAATAAAGGTGGAGTTACACAATTAGAGTTGGCTAAAAGATTCCATGTCCACCTGAGTGCAGTTTCCAGAATAATTAACGGTTACACATGGAACCATGTTACGGGGTTGCCTATTAAGGGCAGGAAATATAAAACTTAATCGGAAAATAAAAAAGCCCCGGCAACCGTCAACATTTCTTTGACAGTTCCGAGGCACAAAATTAATTCGCGTTATGTTATTTTAGCCTAATTTTTTCAAAATAACCCCTGCAGAAAAGTTAGCTATTTGTTTCTGCAACTGTTCAATTGACGCCTCTACCCCTGATTTTAGCTGATCGAATTCAGCAGTAACAACCATGTCGGTAGTTTGCGCTGTGGCGGTGGTAGTGTCTGTAGTGTTCCAAACTTTCTTAACCTCAGCCAGCGCATCATGGATTAAGCTATCCCACTTGTCGTCAGTGTACTTAATCCTTGACGCTTTTCCTAACCCAACAGCCCGCAAAATAGCATCACTCAGTTTATCCTCGCCCCTAATTCCCTTTATTGCTGCATACTGCTCAGTTGCAGACACAGCTATCTTAGCAATGCCCTTGGCAGTAGCCATTTGTTTCTCGGTGAAATGCTGCCTAAGATAATAAGCACCCATTGTGAGTAGTATACTTATTAGTGACTTAATGGCCGTGTCCATGTCCGGGGTGAATTGACTTAAATCCATGCTAACTGCACCTCCATTTTAAAATTTAAGAAGCCCCAGCGTGAGCCAGGGCCAAAGATTACTTCTTAACTTCCAGCTTACTAATCACTGAAGCTAGCTCTCCCCATGTCGGCCTTGCGCCAACAGGGTGGTCACTACTGATTATCCCTGCAGCTTTCAGCGCATCTACAAAGCTTTGCGGAATCTCAGCTGCGTCAAGCAATCCACAGCGGTTCAACATTACAGCCAGCATTTCCCGGGTTACTGCCCCCTGCGGGTTTGTGCCATCCAGAATGCCTTTTGCCATAGCCTTCCGCCATGATTCCCTCGCCCACTCTGCAACTACAATATCATACTGCTGCAGATTATGGGTATTTATTATATCAATAAGCTTCTTTGGATAATCAGGGTCAGTTGCATAGCCACATTTGTATAACTGTTCAGCTGCTTCCCCAGGTGTTACTGCCTGGCAAACAGGGATGTAACGGTCCTGCATAAGAAACGCATGATGATCCCGTAGGCTTTCCAGATAATTATTATAAGCTCTGAATTGTGCATCTATTTCAACCCGCTTGCCGTCATATACCTCCCATGTCCGGGACAGTACGCTACCGGCTGTACCCTTACCTTTTACGCCGAATAAATTATAGCTTACCTGACCGGTATTTTTATCCTTTGGCATAAATTTTCCCCAACCGGTTTCCAGTGCTGCTTGCGCTAACGTTACAGAAGCAAAAATACCAAATTCCAGTTGCAACTTTTGAGCATCAGGAACTAGTAGACTGATGAATTGTTTTGGCTCCATGCCTTTTGCCTCCCCGTAAAATATGAAATACTGCCTTGCCTGCTTCTTGAATATGTCGTAGGCTGCTTTGGTTCTGGTAGTACTGTTCGGATCATTGACGTAAATAATCTTGTTAGCTTCATCAACGTTCCACAACAAAATATAGTGGCCAAACTTTGTGAAATATCCCGGGCCCATACTTGCAACAACCAAGGCGTTGTTCTTGAGTTCCTCAATTGTCTCATCAGTTGAAGTTGTTTGCTTCATTCTAAGCCCATATTTTTTAGCCATGACCGGAAACCATGCCCAGTCTACGCCATTATTATAGGTACGATAGCCGCTATCCATTATGTCATAAGCCACACCTTCCGGCGCAATAGCAGGATCGCGCAAAGTAGCAAGTACCATTGCAGATGACGCAGCACCACAACCGGACGAAGCGATTGTTTGTTTAGTGTCGTTGTGGTTAGAGAACATTATTTTACCCCACTTAGGGTCGTATTGCAGGTAATGAACGGGTTTTTTTCTCATACTCATCACTCCTAACAAATAACTTATTTCCCTTGCTCCTGTTTCTTGGACTTCAAAATTTCTAGCATATTTTTTAAGATAGCAGGTAACGGAATGCCCACCCTACCTGCGTTTTCAAGTATAGATAGTCCCTCTATACCGAGATAAAAGCCAACAACAGCGTCACGTATCATGTTCGCTCCAATCAGTTGATCAATAATATAGGCTACAGCTACCAGTATGAGGATAAAAACCTTCTTAGCTACCCCCCGAAAACCTATCCTACTGCTAAGCCTGCCTTCAAAGCCAGAGGCAATAAGACCACTAATATAATCCAACACGATAAAAATAACTAAGGCTTTGAGTAGCGCGTCCCACCCTCCCAACACTGCCCCCAGGGAGCTGCCAACTGCAGTCCCAAGCACTCCCGCGCATACTTTTATTCTGTTGAAATCCATAAAACCATCTCCCGGTAACCAAATAAAAATAACCTCCGAAGAGGTATACATAGGTATACTTGTATACTTTTTGTATACCTCAAATATTACGCGTAAAAACAATTAATGATTATGTAAAGGAGAGCCTTCGCCCTCCTTATAATTAAGCAACTAGATAGATTAGATAGACCAGTTGCCTGCCTCGTCTTGCACAAATACCTTAATGACGTTAACACCCTCAGCACCAGCAGTCTCTAAATCTGCGCCGTCTAAGGTGCATTCAATGTCAGTGTCTGCAGCATACCCGCCTGCACTACCTGACATATTCACAGAGCCATTTACTACTCCAATCAAGGTACCAGAGGCATGTCCATCACCGGCATTAGCTACTACCATAACCTCGTAAGCCTCAAACCCTTCGTCAGAGCGGAAGCTGAAGGTAGTTACGCGCTTACCGGTTACCTTGGAAATCTTGGCCGGAGTCGGGCCACCAGTAATCGTAATAATGGGTGAAGTAGTGTCCAAGATAATGGTGTCGGTTGCGACAGTTGATTCGTTTAAAACATCGTCACGCAATCTTAAGTTAATAGTCTTAGTACCGTCACCGGCAGACCACTTAATTTGCTGAGACGTGCTGAAACTTATCCATTCAGAATCTTCCTCAGCAGTCTGGATATTTACGTTTTCAGACTCGTCAACGTCTCCCCAAAGCTTCATTTGGTACCCAGTCGTAATTACATCGTCAGTGCCAATAGTGCTGTTGCATAATAGAGATGTTGAATAGGTTGCTCCACCATCAAGAGAAATACTTGGATTTGCCGGACCACTCATGTCTAAATTCACCTCAATACTACTTGCCATTTTAAATCCCTCCCCTATTTAGTTATATTAATTGACCCTTACGGATCAAATTATGAACACTCGAACTTTCATTCTGAGCAAAACAGACCTTGCTATATTGACACTTGACGTTTCGGTAGCGTCGTTATGCACCTCATCGCGAAAACTAGCAGTTACCAGGGCAGTACCGACAGACAGTACAGAACTGCTAATCATGCCCTGCCACGTTCTCTTGTTAACGAAATAACCAGTGACGACATGACTATTACCGGCAGAATCTTTAATGACAACCTCCTGCCAGTTATCCAAATCCTCACTGCTCGTAACATGAACCGCAATATCCTCGCCTTTTACCACGCTGACAGGCGCAGTAATATTCAGAACAGGAGCTATAGTGTCAAGATAGACAGAAAGAAAACCAGATGCAATAACGTCAATACTGAAACTAATTTCTGCACTATTCGAGTATGGCACAACGAAGCCAGTTTCTAGACATAGGGCCTCACCAACCTCAACTGTGAAAGCTGTTTCAAGGGACAGGACATTGCCTGTCTTAAGCGATACCTCAGCGTCATTTAGCCATGGTACTGCAAAAGCAGTTTCTAGTCCTAGAGCTTCGCCGACTTCAACAACAAATCTAGTCTCTAGTGCCAGAATCTTTCCGACAGCTAAATCTATTTCCCCATTGTTTGTCCATGGCACAACGAAGCCAGTTTCTAGACATAGGGCCTCACCAACCTCAACTGTGAAAGCTGTTTCAAGGGACAGGACATTGCCTGTCTTAAGCGATACCTCAGCGTCATTGCTGTACACAGCATCACGCCCCTATCACTTCTTCCACTCTGACCTTGACTACAGACGATGGAGCAGTAACAGTCTGCGCCAACACAACACGCATATAAAAAGTAGCACTTGCACCGTCCACAAGCTCTTCCTCAATCAACAAATCATTTTCCGCTACAAACGGAGTTGCTGTCCTGCTGAATTGATAGGTCTGTCCCTCATTGACTGTATCAGTCCAAATGCGTACACCTGCCAGCGTCTTTCCGGTCATGTTCTTGGCCATAAGCTCCAGAACGCTTGACATACCACCGGCTTTAACAATGCCTAGGTCAGGACGATTCAATACATTCCTCATGTCATCTGACATATACAGACCGTTATTTAAAAGCATTATATTTTGATAGGTAGGCGTAAACGGCATTGCCCATGATCCGGCACTACCCAAAGAGTCCTCAAATTCAATTAGCAGTGTATTTTGCTCATCAATAATAACGTCTGAGGCATTAAATCTGTAGCTAATGTCAATAGGAGTCGGCAAAAAGTCGGTAAAGTCACTCTCAGGATATACCTGCACACCATTTACTTTGAGCTTGTACCGCGTCGTGTCTGACTCCGGGTCAGTTATATTAGCCGTTAATGTCATATGACTGGTAGACGCTGTAACGCTCGGACGCGTGTTATTTTTCGTCACAAAGCCCTGCCACGAAGCAGTTTTTCCAGCAGTATTCTTGACTTCAAGCGTTATTGTGCTTACAGTAGCGACAGTAAATAGATTGTTTGCCAATGCCTTGTCTATGTTTACAGGAGAAGTAACCTGCTCCCAAGGGTATATCTCCACCCCGTCTTTCAGGACGCGGTAAAGCATTTCTCCCTTGTCGGTTGTTAATGTAGCGGTAAGCTCTGAGTCCCCGATGTGTATATTAGATACCACTGCCGGATTTGTAATCACAGCGTCAGGAATAACAGGGTCAACTATCTGTGCAGTAACCGCCCCGATTTCATCAGTAGTAGTGATTTTAATCCGATCTCCGACATAAAAGTCAATGGATGATAGGTCAATAAAAATATCTGTATCTAGTTCTGCTATTCTCTCTCCGATAATAGTGCTCAAAACTACTCCATCGCTATCTAAGCGCTCTATCTTGTACGATACACTGTCGGCGTCAGCGTCTAATATTCTGACAACTAAACTTGTGATCGTATTCGATATTGCACTTATGGTTGGCGCTATATTGGTTTTAGTTACAGTGGTTGATGCTGAGACTGCTTCAGACATCGCGTTCATTGCTGTTACTTGAACCGTGTTAGTCCCAACAATAAACAAGGAGTTATCTAATGTTAAATTAACACTAATTGGAGAAGATGCTAATATCCCATAAGGGATCACAACCACGCCGTTTACAGAAACCTGATATTTGACTTGAGTTTCTGCTGTACATGTGCAGGTTAGTGCAATATTAGAATTGTGCACTAATGACGGAGTAGTCATTAAGTTATTAACAGATATCGTTGATTCAACCAAAAGTACAGGTCTAAATCCTGCTACATTAGACGCAGTGCTAGGATTTTGAGTTGTGTAAAAAGAAACGTCATTAGTTCCGTAGACAGTACCAGAGTAGCTGTACTCTCCTCTGGTAACCTTGTTGGTGTTTGTCGTAGTATTAACTGTCCATGTTGCTGCTAAAGAACCACGCCAATTCCACACATTTGTATCGCCGGGAGTAATAAGTCCCCCAAGTGACGAGCCAGCGACTATATTATCCCATTCATTATCCTTATCGGTACTGCTAGATCCGCCTGTCGGTAATTGTAGAGTACATTTCACCCCGGGACTATCTAGTATCGAAATGCCCGTAGTTATGCCAGCAGCATCTAGGGTGGAGTAGGATATGCTATGCTGAATATTTCTATCTGCTATAAATAATTTACGCCCTTCAGAATCATATCCACAAAATATCAGGAGAAATGAACCATCTGGCGTGGCAGTCCCAGAAGGTAATATGGCTGGCTTAGTGCAATTACCAACTTCGAATATTGCCCCAAATGCACCACTCAAAGCAGCATACCTAGCTTTTAAATAATCTCCAATAACACTCACATCTGCAAAAGCAGTTCTCATATTTGCTAATGCAGGATGAAATATCTCGCAACCACTATCTATGTCGACGCAGTCAAAACCCATATAATTCGCAACATTCAGAGTTATTAGTACAGTATGTTTTGTATTGGGAAGTCCAGTTTTTTCAAAGAACACAGTCTGAGGGGGACCCAGATTAGCTAAAGATACTGTTTGACTTACTCCGTCAATTGATACCGATACATCATAAGCCCTGTACTGATCTCCCACATCAAGTAATCTTATTCTAGTTCCAGTAAATAGGAACGATATTCTAGCTCCTATAACCGCTGAGTATCTATCTTCACCATTATAATATTGTGCATTAGCGTCTGATTTCCATTGATTTACTGCCGCAGAAGAGGGAGCAATAAAAACCACCCTAGGATCTGACCCGTCAAATCTAACCCACCCAGCTTCGGGAGCTAATAATTGTTGCCCAACTGACATATTCTCACCTCTTTAATTCCCATTTCATGCAATTGACCCGCACCTGACTTAATGTCACGCCATTTCGAGCAACAAAAAAACTGCTCTCGTCGGCAGTTTCAGCTTTTAAATAAGCGGGATTCCCTGTTGTCGGAACACACAACAGCACTTTGGCATCATTGCAGCTAAATCCAATATTGTGCTGAATAATCCTACTGCCCGCACCTAAAGCAAAAGCAGAGTGCTTATACTGCAGTATCTCACCAGGCGTAAACCTATGTCCGTCACGTCCCACCTCAAACCTCTGTCCTTGCACCCAAAATGTCCCGGCCATATCAAAATAGTTTCTAAAGCCGTTACCTTCCAAACCAAAAGAAATTAGCTTTGATCTATCGACTAGGCTAAAACTTACCCCTTCACGCTCAGATAACTGCTTCCCATCAGCGTATTGAGCCAACCAAAACAATCTTTGCCTAGACATGCGTATATACAAAAACCGTCTGCATGACGTGATCCCCAAAGTCAATACAGTCAGCAGGAACGTTAAGTCTCAGGGAAATATCCGCATAGTTTGCAGTGTCGGTAAGCTCCATACTTGCACCGGCAGGCTTTACCCCGCTCAATACACCAGGAGTGCCAGCAGCTCCGATTATATGATCGTTACTGACTCCTCCTACTGCAGTAAATTCAGCGTCTCCGAGCGATTGACAGCGGACATTTAGCCACTTGCCAACAACCGGAGGCTTAACCTCGTTAAAGCTCAAATCGTCATAAGTCGTTACGGTCAAGTCGTGGGCATCTGTAACACCGTCCACACCGTCAAAATTATTGCAAACTAAAATCCTCTTTTCTTCCGACTGACCACCTGCCCGGACAATGCCAGGATTAAACCCACCGGATGCTGCAAGAGTAAGCGGTATTTCTTGTAAAGTAATCGGATCTCGTAAAGTTAAAATTGGTGCTCCCATAGAACCCCCTCCTAAACTAAAATAACTACTTCGACAGACAAACCTTCCAGGCCTGCAACTTCATCCAAGATGTTTAGTCTAAAGTAATCCCTTTCCGAGATAGGATCACCTCTTGGCGTTGCCGGGTCGCTTACTTTGCTGCCTCCTTGAAGTAGAATTTGACTAACGGTAATAGACTGCCAGCCTGTATTTGCTGCAAAGTCCATCTCAGTAGTCTTTTCTACCGATAAACTAACCAATGTACTGCTTGGCACATGACAACTTGCGGCAACCTGGATAACGCGTCCCTTGGTTGGAAACATAATAGGTACATCGACCACACCTGCCTCAATCGGGCCAGAGACTGCAAATACAAGCACTCTTGTTTTTTGCGCTGTCGTAATCGGTGGTGGAGTAAAAAACATCTCAACTCACTCCTTCAGCACGGAAAGCAACATTTGTAGTTATCGTCACAGTTGTAAAAGGTTCGAGGTTAAAATTCCAACCCTCATATGGCAGTATCTCCCGCGTGTCACCAGCAGAAGGGCCATCGTCAATAGTAAATGACAGTGATTCTTCGCCGTCATTCTTAATCATTAGCCCCCGCATCGTCTGACTGAATACGTGTGTAACCGTCTCACTACCGCTAAACGGTTCTTTGAATATGCCGGCCGAAAAACCAAAACCGACTGCCTGGTAAATATATAACTCTCCCTGCGCGTCGGCATTGTTTTCGTACCTAAACCGATACATTTTTTTAGTTAGTGCTACCCAACCCGTGTCTGCTTGTGTGTTTAGCGTCACAGTAACCTGCTTTCGCTCTGTCCACGTGCCATCTTCCGACCGTTCTTCGACGTACAAAGTGCCGCTTTGGTCTGTATACACAAAACCTCTCACACGATTAACTAAGACGCTACCAAAGCGGTTTTTAACTTTCTGCTCATATACTCCACTAGCTAACAAAGGATCATTTGTCAGTAGAAATGGCGTGTCCGCCACGTCAGCAACAATTGTCATAAAGTCGCTTGCCGGGGTTAATTCATTGTTAATGTTTAATGGTGAGGAAAAGTTCAAGAAATCACCGCCTATCTGATTTGGCCGCCGTCCACAGTAGCTTCAGGCGTGGTTCCGGGGGGTTGGCTAAGCCTTTTTGCAATACATCCAGTTGACCACGCACGCAATCCAATTACATTATTAGCGCCGCTATTGGTGTCACTAAGCACCTGAGAACCTCTGTGTGCCTCTATCGCACCGCCACTGCAATTTGATATTGTTGTGACATATATCCAAGCGTTTGAGTTTTTTACATCAACCCCAACAGATATACTTACAGGCGGTTCCGCAGTATTTATAAAGCAATACTCCACTTTGGCGTCAACACTATTATCTATGTCGACACTTCTAATTATTAAGTTAGACAATGTAACCGTTAGCTGGCAACCTGAAATAGCAATACTCCCATTAATATTTACAATGTCGACAGTATGCCTCCTAATATTAATAGCGCCACTGCCATAAAAACCTTTGATATACACATTCTCATCATAGATACCAGCATATATAGTAATATTAGCGGTGACATTAATTCTCGCAGGAAGTTTGTTTATGGCTGCAGTTATTGTTTTTAGTGGACTTTCACTACTTCCGTCATTATCGTCATTGCCAGTAGCAGCGTTTACATAGTAAGTTATACTGCTAGTAAGGGTGTGTGCATTAGGGTTTGTTAAATGATTACCAATTCCATGTGCAGTGTCATCGTCAATGTGCTCCACAACTCTTTTGCCGATATTGCTTAAAATACCCCTCTTGTCTCTCTTGGACAGGTCAGATAAACTCTGACCTACTACAATCTCCCACAGCAGCAAGCTATCTGCCGGAATATCACCAGTATTTGTGGCAATAGTTCCGTCACTCTTAATGCAAACGTTATAAATGGTATTAATGGCCGGATTTACAATGTTACAAGCAGTGTCCACACTCAGTGAAGCACTTACAACCTCACTTCCCACAATCTCCACAAAGCCAGCACCGAGAACAAAACTTATTACACTTCCCGTTTCGTTATAGCTCAGCGAGTCAAGATAAAACTGATCTCGCGTTACTAACCTGTCGATAATATCAAGATTTTCATTATATGCCGCCCTGGTTACTTTATCCGTCCCAAGCGGCTTTTTAAGCCCTAATTTCGCTGTCTCAACCGGCAATACTCACACCCCCAATAATACTACTGAAACCATAATACAGTACTTTCGTACCCGTCCCAACTGTCGCCATCCGTCTGATCCCATGTCAGATCAAGTGCGTCCTGATCGTCCCATGTCCTGACTGACACCTCAAAGTCATCCCATATAAAACGCTCTATTTCGTCCCACGATAAACTTAAAGCATCAAGGTCATCCCATGTAGTGCCGATATACCTATAGCCCAGTATTAAATGCGCTGGCTTCATGACATCAACAGCTTTCAACATTGCCATAGTATTATGCAGCAAAGCAGGTTCAGGAGATTCGATAATTAGTTGATAAAGATAAACATTGCCTGCCTCAACTACCCGCGCGTTTTCAATATATACTCTCGCTACGTTATTGATTTTAGCCACAGTTGGCGCACCAAAACCACGTATCCTAGACAAAATAATCGCTCGCCGTTCCTCGTAAGTCATGGCAGAATTAGACGGCAGGTTAAATATTGTTTCCCATTCGCTTAAGCCTCCAGTGGCACTAGCAACAAGTAGTTGCTGGCGAAACTCTTCGAGGTCACTGTCTAGTAGATCAAACTCTGCACCAAGAGCGGCAATAATTGCAGAGTCCCCTGAATTAAACCACCTGCGCGGGAAAAAGTTTCTTAGTACAGTACCAAAATCCATAGCACCCACCCACTTATTCAACACTTATTACGCCAGGTACAGCCACATCAGTATTACCAAGAGTCACATTTGCGGCAGGTGAAATAATTACATAGTCCAATACGCCGGACACATCAATGACAGCGTTGCCAATACCGGTCAAGCGCACAACATCGCCTATCGCTACGCTGCTGATATAGTTATCTATTGCATCACGCACAGGTTCTACTAAATCAACTACCAGATATCCCGTTTTGGCTTGCAATGTCACGGTTACATCAACAGTTATGGGGTTAGGCGCTACTACATCCACGTCTGCACCAATCGGTCTTACCGTTTCGATATAGTCAGCAACCGCCTGCAATAAAATCGCCGGAGGCACCCCGCTTGTGGTATTGATCAGTACATCCACAGTACCGGGCCCACGATTAAGCGGATAGCATTTAGCATCTGTCACGCCGGACACAGACAGCGCCCAATATTCATAGTCCGCTTTTGTACCACCCCTAACAGGAGTTCTTAGCAGTTCCAGTATGCGGGCTCTGAAATCATCGTCACTCTCAGTATCCGTGCCGCCCGAAGCGTGAGAGGTATTACTTACCCCGTCAATGCCCGTACTGGCGGAAAGGTTAATCTCACCTGTCATGACGTTTCCAATTAACCCGGCAACCGTACATTCAGTGACAACTGGATTGGAATATTGAGAACCGGCAGGAATAATAGTTGCCTCAGTCGTAACAAAATAAACCGGTTCGCTGCCACCTATTGGCGTTGTTGTGACTAGAATACCGGCACCAATAGGAGTATCGATCGACACAGGACTTGCTTTCTCCAACACGCAAACTGTTACGGCTTTAGTTGCCTTCTTCCTCGTTAAACCCCATTCTGCAGCCTTCTTATCCAAATTTTCTTCGGTTGCACCCAAAACAAAGGACTGATCGAAAGACCATTTTAGGGCAACGTAAAACTTCTCCTGAATGTCAGATATTCCTTCAATCAGAGTTCTGATAATCGACCCTGGGTTTAGGTCGGTAATCTTGGTGGTTGCGCTGAATATCCCTTCCACCAAGGACTGTGCTATCTCAGTAAACTTCCTAAACACCTTCGATCACCTCACTGAAAGGGAATACTGCATTAATTGGGACCTGTACTCCTATTGCCTTAAAGGTTAGATAAACCAAAATCGCTTTTGCAATTACCTCCACCTCAACAGTCAACACAACCTCAACGCGCGGATCCTGCAACACGCACTGCGCCACCTCGTTCTGAATATCAGATATATTGCCTGGAGTCATCGGTTTGCCCACATACTTATATATTTCACTGCCATACTCAGGGTGATGGACTAATTCGCCTTTGTCGGCAATTAATCTGTGATACAGGGCTTGCTTAAGATTATCAACATTGGTTACTGTCACTAAGTCCGTACCTGCAAACTTTATGTCTTCAAGTGCCGCTATATCTGTACCCAAAATACTCACCAGAGCGGACCCAATATCACTCCACTACTAAAGTCACTGTACAGCATTAGGACCACCACCTCCTGTCCTACCCAGTTATAGCTAGAAAATTCGTCTTTTTCGTGATTAAGGTCTTGGTTTTCGGCGCTTGTCGTTAGTGGTGGTTCGTTGTGCGTATGCGGGCTGTGTTTTTTAGGTAAATAAGGCCACTGCAGCACTCTGAGCCAACCAGACTCGACGCCATAAGGTTCTAGCATCACTTTTAATGCTCGGCTTGCATTGTCCTGAGAAACAACCACCCCATGGCAGGAAGTCACCGTTTCCGCTTGAGTGTTTACTATGTCCTTTAGCTGTTCAATCATGCGCTGTGTCAAGGCGAATACCTCCCCGCGTCCTGGATGTAGTTGTTTACAAATGATAATTCTGCTTCAATGCCACCACTCAAGGATGATTGAACGGTAGTTTTTGTCACATAATAAATCTGTGACAAACCAAGTCCTACACCATGCAAAGCAATTCTGCGGTCAGTGCCAAACTCAGGTATCCAATCAGTCCTGAGTCGTCCAAACATCTCTTGCGCGCTCAGTTCCTCTAGGATAGACCTAGCCCGCTTCTGCGCCTGCTCTCGTGTTAAGCCTGGAATGGTAAATCTCTGGGTATACTTTTCCTCAACATGCGTTCTTGATGTGGCTTTTTCTACCACGCGCTTTTTACCATGCCAACTAACCACTTCAACGACAAGGTTACGCGCTGCATGCGGACCACGTTCTATTTCCAGGTCTAAAATATTTAAACCCCAGGTATATACCAAGGGCTCTGCGGAAAGGTTTACCACTCCGGATCTCGGGCCAAAATACCCCACGTTGTCGTTTACCCTGCAAACAAAACCTTCCTCCTGAGCCAACCACAGCAACAAGTCCCACTGTGCTGTCTCACGCTCCATTTGCGTCTGATCTTTGTTCAGGTATGTACCTACAAGGTTTGTCGTTTTTGTGACCTGTGGAGTCAGTCCGTGTTGAATAAAAAACTGCTCGGCAACCTTGCTGGCAGTCAGGTTTTGGTATTTTTCAGTTGTTTTAGTGTCGATTAGCTGTCCGGTTAAATTTCGACCTATAACAGTTGCGACTTCCCCGTCACTGTCAAAGTTCCATCGCGCTACATCCATCTTGCCGTACATAATCCGCTTTGCCGACTCGCGCTCAAATCCCAGATAAACTTCTACTGGGATATTGGTACCGCTCACGAACTGGCTTTGAAAGTCCGGGCCACTTGATAAAAGAGGATCAATCTGCTTATCAGATACATCCCATGGTAGGGATATATCAAAACTGTCCGCTACAGAAAAAGCGTTATTTTCTACCAGAATACTTTCCCATTTAGGCAGGTCATAACCTAACATCCTGACAGTTGCCTTTGGTTTACCATATCCACGAAAAAAACCAGGTTTTAATATTTGCTTACTGAGCACTTGGTATCACCAGCCATGATGTATTATCTGTATTTTCAACGGGTATTACCAGTTCCATGCCAGCATAGATCATGCTTGGATTTTTAATCTTATCCGCGTTAGCTTCGTATATTGCCTGCCAAGTAACGCCAAACCTATTTGATATTTTGGACAGCGAGTCTCTGTGTTGCACTACATATGTTACGGTTTGCTTTTCGGGCGGGTTAGTTTGAGCCACTGCATTTGCCGCTACAGCTAGTGCATCTAGTGATAACGTCGTCCCGATCGGAGGTTCCTGACACACCTCCAACTTGATTGTATACGGCACGCTGTACTTGTTTTGTGGCTGATAAGTAAAACTTGCTATCACAACGGGCAGCGATATTGGTCCCCATGACAGAGTTAATTGCTTGCCTGCCCTACGCATAGAGTCAAGCTCCGCCGCCCTGTCCATGGCTTCTTCATATAAAAACTCACCCGACCATTCGACAGCTTCATCGAATGCGCCTAGAGCCTGAATCGACTTATACCCACCGGGAAACTTATGCACCGCTAACAACTGTTCCCCGCCAAGTGGTATCTGTTCGGGCAGTTCATGTATATCGAAGGTGATCGTCTTGGATCCGCCTTTTAGCTTCAGCCTGTAACCCAACTTAGAGCACCCCCACAGATATTTTGCCGGTATTGCGCATCTTATCACGGATCATTTGCTCATACTTTCGCGCTATAAGGGGCATGGCTTTTTTAACTACTGCTTGGGCTATATCGTCTGCACTTTGCTCTGGACTTGCCTGAATAACTATTGCACCCGACTCGATCTTAATCGAAGGTGCGCTACCGCCATTGCCCTGTGAATTTACCGTAATAGTTTGCGCTGTCTGTGTCATTTCCTGAGCTATTGGCGTATTCGCTTGATTTGCGTCCAAGATGTTTCTAATGCTTCTTATCGGAGAGAGAGCGCCAAGAATATGCCCTGTCTTCTCCCAAAGAGACAGTGCCCTGTTTCTGTTATTTGACAGTGGTATAATAGACTCAGGGCCTTCCTCACCGACATATGCCAGGTGCTTTTGATTGATTATGCCCCCGGTTGCATATCCGACATACTTGCCACCACTCCGGAACAAAGGCGTATTATAAACACTGCCATAACGCCCTTTGATGTAGTTTATAGCGGCAGCCGCATTATGCACCGGATTATTGATATCGCCCATGCCAGGCGCAGCATTAGCCCTAAAAGTGCTCGGCAAAGTCTGCAATAACCCTGTAGCGTGCTCTTTGCCAACAGGCGTTGAATTGTACGCTTTCGGATTTCCGCCTGACTCTGCAGCAACCAACCTTTGCAAACCAGGCAACCATGACTGAGATGTTCCTGTCAAAGCTAGTGCCGCCGACAGCCACTGTGTAACGTTACCGCTGACAGCTCCACCACCGCTAAGTACACCACCTAAAGCACTTGGAATATCGCCAAAAATATCAGTTGCCATGCTCTTTAAGTCATTTGCCTTTAGTCCGTTAATCAGTCCCTGAATCATGTTAATGCCGATGCCATGAAAAACGGTTGAAGGAGACTGAATTCCAAACGATGCCTTAACCGTGCCGATAACCTTATCTGCCAGGCTTTTAGCTGCAGAAGTCACGCCTTCTGAGCCACTACTTATTCCTGCTGCCAAGTTATGCGCCACACCAAGTCCAAGAGTATTCATCTGCTCCGCTGTCGGCAGGTTACTCTTAACTGTCTCTGTCACTCTTTTGACCGCGTCAGCAACCTTAGGCAGTCCACTGTCTATTCCCTTAGCGTATTCGGCAGATGTATTATTGCCAAGCTCCGGCATTTGCTTGTTGACCTGGTTAGTTAGCCCGTTAACATCAAGGTTGGCAGGAACGTTTAGGTCGGGCACTTTAGTTCCGCCTATTGCCGCTACCTGCTTATTTAACTCTTCTGTGTTAACATTTGCCGGTACCGATAAATCTGGCACACCACCGGCATTCAGTGCCGCTACTTGCTTTTCAATGTC